ATGCCCAAACCCCTGCCGCTGCCTGATGACCTGCTGCCCCTCCACGCCGCCGTGCTCCAGGCGGAACGGGCGATGACCGAGGCGCGGGAGGCCAGCGGCGACGTAGACGCGGCGCGCGAGGTGTACGTGGCGGCGTCCCTGGCCCTGCGCGCGCACCCGATCTGGGAGGAAGCCCGGCAGGGCGCCTGCCACGCGCAGACCTGGCAGGCCAGCCTGGACGCCGCCAAGGACGCGCTCGCGGAGCCGGCCGCGGCCTGACCGGGTTGGTCACAGGTCGGCTACACCCCGGGCAGCCATCAGGGCGCCGCCGATACGGTCATGGCCTACCCGTGTCGCCCCCGGAGGACCAGTGCCTACCGTCACCACGCGCCGCAAGATGGGCCCGATCGCCCTGACCTTCCATACGATCATGATGGTCTGCACGCTCGGCCTCTGGACTCCCGTCCTCATGGCCGCCAAGCGAGGCCGCAAGACCGTCACCCGCTACGACGGGATCCCGCCGATGCAGCCCGGCCAGCAGCCGTACGGCCCGCCGCCCGGACAGTACCCGCCCCCGCCCTACGGCCAGCAGCCCCACCCGCCCCAGCAGCAGCGGCAGCAGCCCGGCCCGCCGCCGCCCGCCTCCTGGGGCCGGCCACCCCAGCACTGACCCCGCACACGACGAAGCGCCCCGCCCTCCGAGGAGAGCGGGGCGCTTCGTCGTGTGCGGTCTCCTAGGCGTCTCGTCTGCGCTGGATCTCGTGCCATGTGATGGTCGGCAGCAGGCCAGTGCGTGCAGCGCTCACCCTCTGTGCACGGTCGGGTCGTTGGTCCAGAGCCGCCCGGCACTGCCAGACGTCGAGCACTCTCTCGCGGGCCGTTTCTGTCAAGGCCTGGCTCAGTGCTGCCCGGAACGCGGCCCGGCGGTCCGGGGTGAGTGCGATGGCGATTCCGTCGGGGGTTCGGGGGACGGCTGGGCGGGCGGAGTTCGGGCTGGGCGGAGTGGGTGACATGGGGCTCCGAGTCCATGCTGGCTGCGGTCTTGCGTAGGTTTCCCGAATCGACTTGAACTTTGCCGGACTGTACGGCAAAGTTGTGGATGTCGAGAGAGGGAGGGTCCGATGACCGCCATCACCACCACCAACGCCGCCACCCAGGCCGGAGTCACGGTCGCCACCATCCGCACCTGGTGCCGCACCGGCGCCGTCGCCGCCGTCAAGCAGGCCGGTCGCTGGATCATCGACACCGCCTCCCTCGCCTACCGCATCAAGCTCCCCACCCTCCTGCACCGCAAGGCCCGGCCCGCCGCCGTCACTGCCGAGACCGTGGTCGCCATCGGCGGCAGCCGCTGGCAGCGCAACGGCCACGACCGCGTCTACCTCAACAACTGGGCCGAACTCGCAGGCCTCGACGTCTCCTACTACAACAGCGGCAACATCTCCGGCGCCTCCTACCGCGGCGAAGGCATCTCCAACTCCCAGGCCCGCCTCATCCTCGGCAGCATCTCCAAGGTCTGGTTCGACACCGCCGACGGCCGCCTCCACTGCCGCTACGGCTGGAGCGAATCCCGAATCGCCACCCGCGAGGAGATCTGGGACCACGTCGCCGCAGGCATCCGCACCGCCATCGCCCCCCTCTGACACCGAAGGAACCCCCACCATGGCCACGACCACCAGCTACGGCACCTGGTACAACCACACCAAGCACAACTCCAGCCCCGAAGGCGACATCCTCGACTTCATCAACGGCGGCGGCACCGACTGGTGCGAGCGCGTCGACGAGTGCGGCGCGTTCGAGCGCATGGCGTCCGACTACCGCGCCGCCGTCCAGGCCGCCCTGCCGGACGGCGTCTACCTCACCGGCGACGAGTTCATCGGCCCCGCCTACGACGACGACACCGACTTCGACGGCTATCCCGCCGACGAGTACGACGACCTCGACCTCGGCACCATCATCGACAGCGTCGACCTCACCCCGATCGTCGAACGCTGGGACCCCGACGCCGAGTGGACGACCGAGCAGGTCGCTGACCGCATCGGCGCCAGCAGCATCAAGTCCGCGAGCAAGACCCTCCACGTGTGGGGCATCACCGCCACCGGCAGGCAGCCGGGCCGCAGCGGACAGAACCTCTACAGTGCTGAGCTGATCCTCAACGCGATGGCCGCCCGCCCCGGCCAGGGCACCCGCACCGACCTGAAGGACAGCGGCGAGTGACCGTCCCCGCCCCGCTGCCCACCGGCCTCACCGCCCGCGACCTGCCCGAGATCCGCGCCGAACTCGCCACCTGGCTCACCGACCCCGGCCCCGACGGCGGCCCCGCCGTCTGGTCCGCACACCTCGACCCGGAGGTCGCCGCCCAGGAACGCGGCGCCGCCACCGACTGGGCCCACTCCCTGCGCGTCGCCAACCTCTACTACGCCAGCACCGACATGGCCCGCCTCGCCGTGAACGCCGGCGCAGCCCTCCCGTCCTACCGCCTCCACCCCGAAGACCTCCCCGCCCGCAACGGCCTGGTCGTCTGGGAGGAACCCGTTGCCGACGCCTACCCGGGCGGCGAGTACACCGGAGCCCCGCTCACCGCCGCCACCTGGGCCCACTACGGCAACGGCGTCCAGATCCGCACCTGGGCAACCCGCGAGAACTGGCTGCGCTTCGTGGCGGCCAGCGACCCGCGTACCGGACTGACCGAGATGACGAAGCAGGAGATCGCCGTCCTGCGCCGCCGCTGCCCCCAGCCGATCGTCAGCATGCACGCCTCCTACCTGCCGTTCGGCCGCATCCCCGGCTGGCTCCGCGGCGCGCCCGAGGACACCGCCGGCATGAGCCTGGTCGAACTCGAATCCCGGCACAACGCCCTCGGTCAGCTCCAACAGGCCGAACGTGCACTCGTCGTGACCTGGCTCCTCATGGGTCAGACCCTCACCAGCACGGAGGACCACCACGCCAGCAAGGCGTCCGCCAAGCGCATCGCCCGCCTCGATCCCAACCTGCTGACCGCGGTCCGCTACGTCCGCCTGCGCCACCACGGCGTCCCCCAGCAGGACCGCGCTGACGAACCCAGCGCAGGGACGCGGCACCAGCACAGGTGGATCGTCCGCGGGCACTGGCGCAACCAGTACTACCCCTCCCGCAAGTCCAACCGCCCGATCTGGATCGACGACCACCTCAAGGGCCCCGACGGCGCCCCCATCCTCGACCCTGACAAGCTCGTAAACATCCTGCGCCGCTGACGACGAAGCGCCCCCGCCCAAGAGTCCGGGCGGGGGCGAAGTCGATCAGCGGTCAGACACCGAGGTCGTGCAGGTACGGACGGACATCCTCCGGGACAGGCTGCGGCGCCGGAGGCGGCTCCAAACCACTGGTCTGCACGAACCCCACCAGCGACCGCACCCAGCCAGCCAGGTACCGGATCGTGTAGTCCTGCCCAGAGATACGGGCCCGCTGCTGAGCAGTCTCCAACTCCTGCTCATCAACCCTCTTACCGAGACGCTCCAGCTCCCGCTCCATGCGGTCCGTCACCGCGGCGAAATCATCCCGCCGCTCCTGCCCGCGGGTCCTGCGGCCAGCTCGTGCCGTGTACACGGTGCCAGCCAGCGTCACACCGGACACGCCCAGCGCCGAGACCGAAGTCCAGTCCAGACTCACGGACACCTCCGATCCACGGCCTCCGGCCAGCCCGCAGTGACCGCCGCCACCGCGCCGAACGCCGCAAAGACAACGCCCCCAACCCACCCCCGCGCGTTGTCATACAGCCACCAGGACGCGAGACTCGCGCCCGCCCAGCCCGTCGCGACCACACACACCGCGGCGAAGCCCGGCCAGTCCCTGCCCTGCTGTAACGGGGCAGAGGCGAGAGCGGTGCAGCCGGCGAGGACCCACAGCCAACCCAGCCAGTGAGAGGGCAGTAGGCCGAGGAGTAGCCGGTAGCCGCTGTCCGTTCGCGGCGGGTCGGCGATCTGCGCGTACCCGTAGCCCAGCGCCATCGACCCCTTGAGTGCGAGCACAGCGCCGCGGCGGCCCACACGGCGGATTGCACGGTGGGCCGCCGCGGTACGCACTTCAGAGGCCCTTGGTGTCGGCTGCAGTTTGGGCAGCCACATCGGTGCGCGGCGTGTGCCGGGCCTGGTAGCCGGCCACCGCGGTGATGGCCGCGGGGATGAGGGGCAGCACGAGCGGCGCCACCCAGGCGGGCAGCCAGGAGACGAGGCCGGGCTGGTCCTGGAGGGCGGTGAGGTCGGCGAGCAGAGCCGTGGACGCCAGGTAGGCGCCGGCTGTGGCTGCCTTGACCTTGGTTTCGATCCGGGCCATGTCAGTTTCCCTTCAGCAGGTTGGCGAGCTGGGCGAGCGCGGCCCGGGCACCGGCCTCCGCCGCGGCCTGGGCCTGGGCGGCGGTCAGCGCGCCGCCAGCGGCCACGGCGGCCGCAAGTTGGTCGACCTTGGCGGACACCGCACGGACCTCGGCCACGGCAGCCTGAGCGTGCTGGGTGGCGTATGCGGCCCCATTCAGGGCGTCGGCTACTGACGGAACGAAGCCATCGATGGCGTACTGGCCGCCGATCTTGGCCTGCAGGAGTTCCTCGGGGGTCACGTCTTGCTCCTTGGGGGCGGGCGCCGGCGGCGCCGGGATGGTAGGCGGCTGCTGGCCGCTGGCCCGGGCGGCGATCCCGGGGAAGACCACGTCGCGGAACTGCTGCACTCGGGCGTCCCCCGGGCAGGCCGTCCCGCCGTCCGACCAGTCCGGGAACAGCCGGTGGTAGCCGTACCCCGGATCGCCCGCGGTCCGGCAGACCCGCAGGGGGATGCCGTGCTGCTGATGCAGCCACACCCCGAGCCGGATGATCGACTCGACCTGCTGAGGCGTCCACGGGTCGGTGTGCTGGAGATTCGACTCGGACTCCAGGCTGACCGCCCCGGTGCCGTCCGGGCGCCGATTCGCGTACATGTTGGCGTCGGCGCGGGTCTGCGTTCCGATGAACTGGCCGAGACTGCCGTCGTATCCGAGCCCGAAGTGCGACTCCAGGTTGGTGCTGTCCCGCCAGTACTCGTAGATCCGTCCAGGCGTCCACGGTGCCGCGATGCTGTGCAGGATGAGCTGCGTCGGCACGATCGCCGGCTGGCTGTCCGACTCGGGTTGGAGCTCCATCTTCTGGGCCCCGGGGTACCAGGCCATGACTCCCGCTCTCGTTATACAGATCACTCGAAGGTCCGCGCGCGCACCGGCTGGTAGCCACGCCCGGGTTGCAGACGCGGAGTCCACCGAGTCGGTCAGCCACCACACCAGCCCCGTCCGTGCAGACCCGGCGCAGGTCACGGCACTTGCCGGTAGCCCTCCAGCCAAACAAGTGCAGCTCCCCACACCGGGTCCACACCCTCACGATCACCACGCCCGGTGAACCGCCTGCAACGCCCTGACCAGCGTTTCTACAGGCACGCTCGGCCGCTCGTACGGTCTGCGGCAGCAGCTGGTCGCCTCGTCCATCGGCTGCCCCCGCGGGGCCCGGTCATAGCGGGCACGGGCCCCGCGCCCAGCCCGCTACCGCCCGCACAGGAGAAGCGGTGACCTCACCCCCTCCCCGACTTGACGTGTTCGGGTGGCTCGCGGACCGGAACGGCTGCGGCTACCTCCGCCTCCAGCTTCCCCTCGCCGCTCTGCGAGCGGCCGGCTTCGAGACTGTGTGCTCGGAGGGGATCGACCTGCGCAGGGACCTACGAGACCTGGCCCGGACCCTTGTCGGTCAGCGGCTATGCCTCGAAGGCCCGTCCGCTCAGTGGCAGAAGCTGGCCAGAGAGACTCCCAGGCCCCGCCTGGTGTTCGAGCTCGATGACGACCTGTGGCATGTCGACGGCACCAGCCCGATCGCTCACACCTTCTTCTCGCAGCCGGACGTGATGGCCCGCCTGGAGGCGAACATCGCAGCCGCCGACGTGGTCACCGTCACCGGGGAGGCACTCGCCAAGCAGGTCCGCCGCTACAACCCGAACGTCGTCGTCGTGCCGAACTACCTGCCGGCGTGGCTGCTGCAGCACGAACGGCCGCGGCGCGACGGGGCCGTCACCATCGGCTGGGGCGGCTCGGCCACCCACGCCATGGACCTCGCCGAACTCGGCGGCCACCTGAGGCAGACGATGCGCCGCAACCCACAGACCGAACTCCACCTGATGGGGAGCGACTTCTCCCGAGAAATGGGCGTCCGCGAACGCGTGCGGGTCACGCCTTGGACGAACAGCGTGCCGGACTACTGGCGGGCGATCGACTACGACATCATGCTCGCGCCGCTGCGCCCGCACCCGTTCAACGCCTCGAAGTCCCCGCTGCGCCCGCTTGAAGCCGCAGCTCTTGGCATCCCCGTCATCGCCTCCGCGTACGGCCCCTACGAGGAGTTCGTGCAGCACGGCGTCACCGGCTACCTCGTGCGCCGGGATCACGAGTGGGGCCGCTACCTCACCGAGCTCGTCAACGACCTGGCCGCGCGGGCGGAGATGGGCGCCGCGGCCCGACGGCAGGCCGCCGACTGGACGATCGAGGGCCACATCGACGACTGGGAGAAGGTGCTGCTCGGATGAACCCCGAACTGATCGTGCTGGTACCCACGCGAGGCCGGCCCGGCAACCTGCGAGACCTGTGGGCCGCGTTCGAGGAGACGTGCGTTCGCCGGACCGTGTTGGTCGCGTGCGTAGACGAAGACGACCCGCGACTGCCCGAGTACGAAGCGCTAGTGGCCAGCGTGTACGACCAGCAACTTCCTGACATCACCGCTGACGAGTCCGGCCGGCTGGCGAATCGGTTCCGGCGGCTGTGGCTGGTGACGGGACCGCGGCTGCGTCTCGGCGGGACCCTGAACGAGGTCGCCCCGGTGATGGCCAACTCGTGTGGTCGGATCGCCTTCATGGGCGATGATCACAGGCCGGTCTCCCTCGGCTGGGACCAGCAGTACATCGCTGAGCTGGACCGGCTCGGCACCGGCATCGTGTACGGCAACGACCTGATCCAGGGCCCGAACCTGCCGACTCAGGTCGCGATGACCTCGGACATCGTCCTCGCCACCGGCTACATGGTGCCGCCCGGGCTCGTCCACCTGTACATCGACAATGCCTGGCTCGCCCTCGGCCGGGCACTCGACGCGATCACCTACCTGCCCGACGTCGTCGTCGAGCACAAGCACCCCATCGCCGGGCGCGCCGAGTGGGACCAGGGCTACGCCGAGTGCAACACCGACGAGCGGTCCGATGCCGACCGAGCCACCTTTGAGCGGTGGCGGGACCAGGACCTGGCCCGCTGGGTCAAGCAGATCAAGGAGCACCAACGATGAGCGCCCCATTGAACATCAGCGCGGAGCAGATGAGAGAGCTCGCCGCAGCCCTGGATGCCATGAGCGAGATGACCCGGACCACCGGTGTCGACCTCACTCCGAATGGCCGCCGACAGATCGGCATCGCGGACAACATGCTGTCCATCATCTGGTCTGAGGAGGTTCGGGCCTACGTCATCGACGACCGGATTGGCGACTGATCGGAGTTGAGCATGACTGAGTACCGCCTGTTCACCGGCGACGTGCCGTACGTCTCTACCGCAGCGTTCCATGAACACCGTGAGCGTGCTGCACACTTCGAGCAGCCCGCCCACCGGCCCCGACTGGAGAAGGCGCTGAAGTTTATCGCCGCCGCCTACGTGTGGCTCGCCGCCGAGGGCGTGAACGACATCACGCTGTCAGACCTCGGATGTGGAGACGGTGGCCTCCTCCAGTTCGTCGGCGAGACAATCCCCGACCGTGACACCCTCGGCGTCAACTTCTCCGCCTGGGGCTACGACTTTCAGCCCTCCAACCAGGCAGGGTGGGACGAGCGGGGCGTCACGGCAGAGCTCCGCGACGCCTTCGCACCCGACCACCCCGGCGTCATCCTCGGTGACATCGCTGTCATGACCGAGGTGCTGGAGCACCTCGCCGATCCGCACGGCACCGTCCGGTGGGTCGGCGCGCACTGCCGGTTCGTTGTGGCCTCCAGCCCCTGGAACGAGACCCCCGAGTCCCACGACGAGTGCCACGCGTGGAGTTGGGACCACGACGGCTACCGGGCGCTCATTGAGCAAGGCGGCTACGAGGTGCTGCGGCACGAGTCGGTCGGACAGTTCCAGATCATCCTCGGGGAGCGGAAGTGAGCACCTGGCTGAACGTGGTGGACCACGAGAAGGCGGACGGGCACCAGCCCGGCACCTTCCTCAACCGGTCCTTCTACCTGAACGACGTACCGCGGCTGATCCTGCTGTGCCGGCTGTTCGGCCACCGGCCGGTCGTCGACGGCTACGGCAGCGGCACGGACGGCCGCCAGGCCCGCTGGGTCGCCTGCGGCCGATGCGGCGTACGCCCGAAGCCCCAGGGAGACCTGGACCCCGTGCAGTGGCGGGTCGGCCAGCGGTACCGGGGGCCGTTCATCCCCGCTCCTCCTCGGACGCGGCCACAGACCCTGACCGACGCCGTCCCGTACGTGGCGCCGAAGGAACCGGGCCTGTGGCCCACCGCACCGACCACTACGGTCAGCGGTCAGATCGTGGTCGGGCGAAGCGAGCTCCACAGCATCAGTGCAGCGTTCAAGGTCGGCAACGACGGCTCCGAGAACGCCCTCGGCGGCAGCATCACCCTCGGCCGTCTCGGTGCCCTGTACCTGAGCACGGGCGACCTTGGGCGCCGGGTGCAGCGCCTCCTCAACTCCCTGACCTACGAGTCCCGGGTCATCGAAGTCTCCGCGTACGAGGGCCACCTCAGCTGGAAGGTGTGGGCGCCCCGGAACTCGTCGACCAAGGGCACCCCGCGGTGGATGGACGGCTACACCACGATCAACCTCCTCGACCGATGGCTCGGACCGGTCCGCTTCTCCTACGAGGACATCGGCCCGAAACGCCCTGGCCGAGTACTCATGCCCGAGGGCGACGCGCACGAGGTCACCCTGCAGCTCCAGCGTCAGCGGAAGGGTCGGCGACGCGGGCGCCCGGTCGAGTCCTGGACCGTCGACTGGACGTGTCATCCCGGGATCCCCGTCCGCAACCACTCCTGGAAGGGCGATGAGGTCCTCGGCTCCAGCGTCGAGGTCACCGCGGCGGCCGTCGATGGAGGACGGTGGGCGGAGGAGGCGTGCGCACAGATCGCCGCGGACATGTCCCGGGACCGGGCGCACTATCGCTGGCGTGGCGACTCCGCCTTCCCTAAGCCCGACCCGGACGCGGACTTCGACGTGGAGGTCTCCTGATGCGCGTACTCCTCACCGGGAGCGCCGGGTTCATCGGCCGACACCTCCACCGCGCCCTCGACGAACGTGGCCACCACATAACGACCTGCGACCTGCGCGCCGCGCACATCGGCGATGCCCTCGACTTCTTCCGCCGCGACCGCACACCCTACGACCTCGCCATCCACTGCGCCGCCATCGTCGGCGGCCGAGCAAGCATCGACGGCAGTCCCCTCGGCGTCGGCACCAACCTCGCCCTCGACGCCTGGTTCATGCGCTGGCTCCTCGCCTCCAAGACCCGCCGCGCCATCTACTACTCCAGCAGCGCCGCCTACCCCGTCGACCTCCAAGGGGAGGACTCCGGGCACCGGCTCCGTGAGGACGACATCGACCTCACTGCGCCCCGCCGACCGGACGCCACCTACGGGCTCGCCAAGTTGACCGGCGAGCAGCTTGTGCCGTACGTCGAGGCGGAGGGCTGCCGTGTCCACGTGCTGCGCCCCATGTCCGGGTACGGCGCCGACCAGGCCCTCGACTACCCGTTCCCCAGCTTCATCGCCCGCGCCCGCCGCCGAGAGGATCCCTTCGAGATCTGGGGCACCGGCCGGCAGGTCCGCGACTGGGTCCACGTGGACGACGTCGTCGGCGCCACCCTCGCGGCGATCGACCAGGACGTCCAGGGGCCGGTCAACATCGGCACCGGACGTGCTACGTCCTTCAACGAGCTCGCCGAGATGGTCTGCTCGCAGGCCGGCTACAAGCCCGAGCTGCGCCACCGCCTCGACGCCCCTGACGGCGTCCAGTACCGGGTCGCCGACCCCACCAAGCTGCTGTCCTTCTACGCCCCCAAGATCAGCCTGGAGGAGGGAATCCACGGTGCCCTCGCCACGTGACCCTGGCATCACCGTTGTCGTGCCCACGCACCCCGCACGGTTGGCCAACGGAATGACCAAGCGGGCTGTCGGCTCGATCCTCGGCCAGTCCCTTGCACCCGCCGCTCTGGTTGTTGAGGTCGACAGGGACCGCAGCGGAGCGGCAGCCACCCGCAACCGCGGCCTGATGAAGGCCACCACCGAGTGGGTGGCGTTCCTCGACAGCGACGACCAGATGAAGGGCAACCACCTCGCCGAGCTGTACACGTGGGCGTACGCCACCGACGCCGACTACGTATACAGCTGGTACGAACCTGTCGGTTTCGGCTTCGACCCGCTGCCGCACTTCGGCAAGGCCTTCGACCCCGAGCAGCCTACGCAGACCACCATCACCACTCTGGTGCGCACCGAGCTCGCTCAGGCCGTGGGGTTCCGGGAGCCCCCGCCCGGCGCCACGATCGGAGGCGAACGGTACGGCGAGGACTTCCAGTTCACCGTCGAGTGTCTCCAGGCCGGGGCGCAGATCGTCCACCTGCCCAAGCGGACCTGGCTGTGGAACTGCCACGGCGGCAACAGCAGCGGTCAGCCCGACCGCGGCGACGCGAGGACCTGACTACCGCTCTGTCCCTGCCGGATCCGTGTGTTCGTACGGCCACGCAGCCGGCGCCTCGTCGGCGGCGGCATTCTTCTCGCGCTCGGCCTGCAGCTCGCGGGTGCGATCAGCCAGCGCCGCCCGCAACTGCGCGATGGCGAGCGTCTGGTCGGCGTGCATGGCCTGGTACTCGCGGAGTACGGCTTCGAGGGACACGGTCTGCTGCGGGGCGGGGCTGGACACAGGGGCTCCTATACGCCGAGGGCTTCGATCATGATGTAGCGGTAGTCATACGTGCCGGTACCCGAGTTGACCATGTGATACGGCGTCACGGTCAGAGTGTCACCCGGGGTGAGGCCGGTGATGCGGCGGACAATGGTGCCGGTGGCGTTGTTCGTGCCGGTGACGCCGATGGCACCGGTCAGGGTCTCCGTGAACGCGGTGCCGCCAGCGGTGCCGACCGCGCGGAACGAACTGAAAGTGTTGCCGGTCGAGCTGTTGCGCTGCAGCGTCACAAGGGTGACCCGGACCTTGCCGGACGGTGGGACCGTGAGCGTGCACGTCATCGACCCAGCCACGGTGGTCAGGCTGGTGCTGGTGGTGGTGCGGGTGGTGGTGTCCTCCGCAATGTTGCTGGTCAGGCTGCTGATGGTGCCGCTGGCAGTGATGTTGCCTGACACGCTGAGAGTCGAGTTCAGGGTGACGGCGCCCGTGACGGACAGGGTGGAGCCGAGGGTAAGGCCGACGAGGAAGCTGGCGCCCTCGGCCGGGATTTGCTTCCACGAGCCGGAGGCGGGTGCGCTGCCGTTGGAGACGTAGAGGCGCCCGGTGTCGGACTCACGGATGCACAGGCCCGCCCACACACTGCTCGGCCTGGTGCTGCTGGTGCAGTCCCGGTAGTTGGCGTTGAGGTCGAGCTTGTCCAGGTTGTTGAGCAGGTCCGTCACGACGTTGACCAGCTCAGACCCGTCAGAGGCGGGCTTGTACAGGCCGAGGCGGGGCGTGGTCGTCGACATCAGACTCTCCTCGGTGCGGCGGGGGGCATGTGGCCGTGAGCCGGGACGGTGCCGGCCAGCATGGCCTGGATCTCAGCTAGCCGTCCGGGGGCGTGCTGGTGACTGCGGATCGGCGCGAGCGGGTCAGGTGTGCTCTTGCCCGCCGGGGCCTTGATTCCTGTGATGCGGCGCCGAGCCTTGACCGCGGCGATGCGGGCCAAGTGCGCGGTTTTGGCCTCGCCCGTCGTCCTGGCCGCAGCGAGGGTCACAGGTTCGGCCAGTGCTTCTGCGGGGGTGATGTGCGGCTCGTGGAGGATTATGTCGAGGAGGGTCTCGGTGTCGTCCGGGTCGATGCCGTATTCGGCGGCGCGCCACAGCAAGGTGTCGGTCGGGAAGGCGTGCTGGTGCCGTTCCCCGGCCTGGCTGGTCGTGACCACGACCCAGAAGGTGCCGCCCGTGCTGCTTGTTGCCTGGTAGGTCTCGGTGATGGCGAATACGTCCATGGTTTACCTGAATGTCATGTAGGCGATGCTGGTTGGGCCAGTGGCAAATTCGGTGGAAAGCGTGAATCCGGTGGCCGAGAAAGCGGTGACCTGCCAGCGGCAGAGGGTTCCGTTCCCGTCGTAGTAGGTTGCGAGCGGGAGGCAGGTGGTGGCCATGGTCGGGCCGTAGGTGATTGAGTGTCCGCCGGCTCCGGAGGTGAAATCGATTTTGTCGAAGATGAGGCCCTGGCTGGATGACACAGCCCCGAATTGCAGTCGGCCGTACAGGGTGGCTCGTGCGTCTGCTGAGGCGTGAAACCAATACCCGTTCGTGACTCCGCTGGACCAGCCGACGCTGTCGCCGTTGAAGTATCCGTAGCCGGTACCCGCGTTGCCGTAAATCTGGTTGGAGTAGGCGCCGATCGCCGCTGCGGTGGTGTCGTGGTGGAGTGATGCGGCATCTACGGTCGAGGCGACGTAGCTGCCGCCTTCGTAGCCTGCGGCCCAACCGTTGTCGTCCATGATTTCCCAGACGTATCTGGTGAATCCGTCTGCCGAATATCGGCCGAAGTCGACGCGGTCCTCGGCGAGTTTCATCAGGCTGACGCGTCCGTTTGTGTGGGTGCCGGACTGCATGCCGATGTTGGCCATTGAGCCGGTTCCCCAGGCATTGATGTAGCCGAAGTCAGTGCCGTCGACGTTGTAGAGCCGGATGACGGCCTCGCCGCTGTTGCTCGGGTTGACGACGATGCGGCGGCCTGAGCTGGCGGTGGCGAGTTCACCGACGATGGTGATGTTGCCGGTAGCCGCCTCGGCGTAGAGAGTGCGGGTGCCTCCGGCGTTGTAGGTGCTGATGCCGCTCGCGCTGAGCTCGACTCGGGCACCGGTGTCGGCGGTCTTGATGCGGGCGCCGACGATCCAGTCTGCTGTGATTGTGCCGGCGGTGACTTTGGTGACGGTCAGGTCGGAGATGTGGGCGTCGTCGATGAGGAGGGCCGTGGCGCTCGCCGCGGTTGACGGTGCGCTCTTGTTTCCTGCGATGTCGACCGCCACGACCCGGACGTAGCGGGTGGAGACCTCCTCGACCGAGACGGTCGTGACGACGGGGATCTGCGCTTGGATCATGCCGGAGGTCGCGGAGACCTTGCCCTTGAGGGTCGTCGTGCTCGGTGTGAAGTTGGGCTCGTACTCGACATGGACCTCCAGGTGGTGGAGGTCCGATTCGAGGTTGTAGGTGCCGCCCGTGGCCTTGCCCAGCGTGTGCGTGACCTGCAGTGCGATCCTGGACCCAGCGACCGATGGAGCGGCTGGCGTGCTGGGCGGGATGTTGTCGGAGGTGGCGGTGAACGTTGTTGTCGACGACCAGGCGCCCGCGTTGCCGGCCTTGTCGACCGCACGGATCTGAACGTCGTACCCGATGCCGGGAGACAGGTCCTGCAGCTGCACCGAGCCGGTGCCCCACGCGACGTAGACGATCTCCCACTGCCCGGTGGGGGCGGCGAACGGCTGCCTCCACTGCTGCAGGTCCTGCCAGCGGACGACGGACAGCTGCGCCCAGGTCGCGGGGTAGATGAGGTCGGTGTCGACGGCGTACCGGATCTCGAAGTGGTCGCCGTCCAGCACGGTGGAGCCGTCGGTGTTGTTGGGGGCGTTCCACGAGACGATCACCCTGCTGCGGGTGAAACCCCGGTTGTCCAGGTACGCGGCCCCGCTGAACGGGGTGACGAAGACCGGCACGCCGGGGATCGACGTGTCCGCGGTCGGCCGAGAACCGACCGGTTCCGTGCTGGAGTTGGCGAGCTGGCGGGCGAAGTCCCCGACCACGACGGTGGTGGCGCCTTGCTGCTCCCACGCCACATAGTCGGTGAGGTCGGTCCACGTGCCGTCCGCGGCCCGGTAGGCGACAGTGTGTCCGTCAATCACGGGCCAAGTGGCCTCGGTGACCTGGAGCTTGAGCGGGTTCAGGCGCTGCCCGCGAAACGTGATCTCGTTCGACGTGTCGAGCAGCCCTTTGTCGGGGTCGTACGCCCACACGTAGTCGCCCGGGCTGAAGCTGCCGTCGATGTCGTAGTCGAGGGTGGAGAGGGTCAGTCCTCGTTGCGGGCTGACGAACTGCGACAGGGCCAGCTGGGCCCGAACCGACGCGTTGCTCTGCGAGGTGCCGGACTCGGACACCATCCGCGTGAGCCTGACCGTGTTCCCGTGGATGTCCTTGTACGGGTTGAATGCCGGGTTGATGTCCGCCGAGCCGGTCGAGATCGAAGCGCCCTCGCCCTGCGCGAGAAGGATCACGCGTGTCGTGAAATCGTCCAGATCCTCCTGGTAGTTGAGCTGGCCGGGCAGCGCGCGCAGGCTCATGTCCTGGCCGGCGCCGCGCCGCACGATCGCGCACTCCGGAACCGTGGTGAACAGGTTGCTCTCCGGGCCCGCGTCGAGGGTGCCGGTCCCGTTCACCCGCCAGCTGACGGGCACGGACGTAGTAGACATGGTGGTGCACACGTACTGGATGGCCCTGCGGGGGGTCTCCCACTGGTGGGTGCCGGTGTACGTGCCCGCGACCGAGTAGAGGGTGCCCTCCGTGACGGCCCCGGAGGCCGGCAGCAGGCCGCGGATCGTGTTGGCGAACGACGCGGACGCGAAGGGCGTGCTGTTCTCCAGCACGCTGCCCTTGTCGTCCTCATCACCCAACCAGGCGGCCATGCCGACGCCGCCGACGGTGACCTTGTCACCGACCGCCTTCGTGCGGCCGTCGTCCGCCAAGGTCTTGGTGCGCACCACGCCGACGTACTTGGCCGCGGCCAGGAGGTTGTCGCCCGCGGTGCGGACGTCGACCCGGCCGGGCACGATCGCCACGTGCCCGAACTCGACGAGGGCGTCGAGGACATCGCGGGGTGTGGCCGGCTTGAGGTCGATCTGCCAGCGGCCGAGTGCGGTGAGGACATCAGTTACCGGCATCGGATCAGCGCCTCACTACGTAGGTGCTCTCGGCGAGGGCGCCGATGTACTGATTCCGGAGGTCGGTTGCGGCGTCCCCCGCGACTGCGGATCCTCCGCCCGCGACGATCCCGAGCCAGAAGTCGAGCGTCGCAGTGGAGGTCTTGCTGACTCCGAGGTTGGCGTGCGCGCTGAAGCTGCGCGCCGACCCGGCCGCAGCCCGGTTCCCGTCACTGTCATTGCCGGTCGCGACGACGTACCCGGACGCTGCGACGCTGGTGTTGGTCTCCGAGGTGCGCAGGTACACGGCGAGCGTGGATGAGGAGCCGGACTGCAGGTAGCCCTCGACGATGCGGGACCCGCGGCGCAGGGTGAGGTCGAGGGTTGCCCGGCCGGGGGAGCGGGGCGCGGTCAGACGCAGGATGCACTGCTCGGGGTCGTTGCGAAGGATCGTTGCGGTGTCCCAAGCGGCGACGTTGGCGCCGCCGACTGTGATGTTCCACTGCTTGGAGTGCCAGGCGCCGCCCGTGTAGGACTGCACGTCGATCACGCCGGCCGACGCGGTGGGGGTCACGTTGACGAGGGCGTTGCCCAGGGTCCAGCCACCGGCGGGGAGGGGCTGGGCGGTGCCCTCGATCTCGAAGCCGGCGCCGGACGCGGCGACGGTGTCGTTGATGCGGACCCGGCCGGTGAGGTAGGCGGTGGGGTCGCATCCCCAGCGGGGGCTCGCGCCGGTGGGGATGCCGCGGTAGACGGTCATGGTCCCGTCGGCGCCGGTGCGGGTCATGGTGGAGGGGCTGGTGGCGCCGGTGTAGTAGGTGGTGTGGCCGATGGGCGGGGCGTGCCAGGTTTCGCCGGTGAGGGCGAAGTCGTTCGCGCGGACCACGCCGGTGAGCCTGCTCTGCAGGTCGATCTCGCCGACTGCACCGAGGCGTTCGAGGCTGGCTTTCCAGGTGGAGGTGACGACGTCGTTGACGTACTCCCGCAGCGCTGCGCTGCTCCCCTTCACCGCGTAGTAGCCGTTGCGTTCCGGCTTGTCCGTCCAGGTCACCGCTACGACGCTGCCCTGGTCCAGGGAGAGGATGTTGTCGTGCCGGGCGACCAACACCGGCCTGGTGAGGGGCGGCGTGGATTCCTGGCCGTCCAGGTCGAGGGTGCGCATGTCGCCCGCGGTCTCGGTGACAGTGAACGTCTCCCGGAGCTGGGTGCGGCCGAGCTGCAGGGTGCCCCAGGTGTCGGCCATCAGCGGGCCCTTCCTCGGTCGTAGTCGCGCAGCGCGTCCTTGATCTCGATGACGAGGGCGTCGGCGACGCGACGCCGGTCAGCGGCCGACGACATGTCGAAGGATCCAGTGATGTTGATGTTCTGGATGGTGATGCTCCCAGCCGGAGTCTGGACTGAGGGCACGGCGGGCGCTGCCGCGGGTGCGGCGACACCGCCGGCCTGCGGGGCGGAGAATCCTGCGGGGGCCAGAGCCTGCGTGGAGGCAGAGATCTGAGGGCCGGTGAGGACTCCGAGAGAGGTGCCGCCGATCTGCGTGGTGATGCCCTGGAGGAGGGACTGGAGGGCGGGCACGCGTCCGGAGATGCCCGACATAAGGCCGTCCATCAGTAGGCCACCAGCGGGGCGCAGCAGCTTGGCGTCCCTCTCTGGGGGCCCCTTCTTGATGGGGATCATGTCGGTGATGCTGCCGAGCAAGTTGGTCAGGCCGCTGATCTTTGACTTGATGCCGTCGATCAGGCCGCTGATGACCTGCTTGCCTGCGTTGAGGAGCAGGCTGCCGAGGTCGCCGATGGCGTCGAGGATGTGGCCGGGCAGGTCGCTGAAAAAGTCGGTGATGTCGGAGCGGTGATCGCGGAGCCAGTTGACGCCCGCGCGGATCGCCCGGCCGAACACTTCGATGAGCTTCTGGTCGAGGCTGATGATCGCGTCGAAGATCTTGCCGGGCAGCTCGATGAACAGCCTGATTGCCTCGTTGATCATTCCCTTGACGAGCTCCTTGGCGCTCTCGAAGGCGCCGTGGAAGTCGCCCTGCAGCAAGGCTGTGATCACGTGGATGGCGGGGACCACGATGTTCTGGATGTACGCGGCCAGCTCACCCGCCAGGATCGACGCAAGCTGACCGATCGTCTGGATGATCGGCAGGAGCACGGGCATCAGGGCACCGAGGAGCGGGCCGATCAGCTGGGCGAGAGCGACGAGGAGCGGGGCCAGTGCGGTCACCACGGAGAGCAACGCGGTCGACAGCTCGTTGATCGCGGGCTGCAGTGCAGTCAGGAGCTGCGCGAAAACTGGCAGCACCGCAGTGATGATCTCAGTGAAGACCGCCATGAGTGGCGGCATCACCTGTGTGACCAGCGCGGTAAAGATCGGCAGGAGGGCGGAGCCGACGGTGCTGGCGATCTGCGCGAAGATCGGCGCGAGCCCCTGGATGGCCAGCGTCAGCGCGTTGATCATCGGGGTGAGGATCGGCAACGCCGCGGCGATCAGCTGGCCGAGCAACGTGATCACAGGGGCGAGAGCGACAGCAAGCGCGGACACGGCCTGAGCCGCTGCCGTCAGCACCGGACCAAGCGCGCTGGTGATCGACGAAAGCGCCGGCCCGAGCGCACGGAGAAGTGCGTTGAAGCCGGGTTCCAACGCCTGGACTACCGGGCCGAGTGCCATCAGGGCCTGCCCCAGGAGCGGCACCACGGTCCCTGCGATCTGGTTCAGGATGCGGAAGAGTGAGGTGAGTCCGGCTTGCATCTCCGGCGAACCGGTGATCCGCCGCAGCTCTGCGAACGCCGCGCCAAGAGCACCGAGCGCGTCCCCGCCTGCGGCTCCGGCTGCCTTGAGGATGTTCCCGACTGTGCCGCCGATGTCGAAGATCAACTTGCCGAACTGCTTCGCGACCTCCATCGCCTGATTGATCGCCTCAGTGAGACGTCCCGACTTGAACGCCTCGTTAAGGCGCGTCGAGAATGCGGTCGCAGTCTCTCCGATCGCCGACGTAATCCTCTGAAACGCGGGACCCGCCGCCGCCGTCAGCGTCGTGAACATGCTGATCAGGTCGCCCGGGGCCTTCTGCAGCGGCTTCAAGCCCTCGTTGACGCTGGCGAACGCGGCCTTCAGGGCGCCGATCTTGCTGAGCTTGTCAACCGCGTCCAGCGCATTGAGGCCCATCTGGTTCAGTACCCCGGCGGTACCCACCATCCCGGCCCGCAGGTCAGGCAGGACCTGATGAGCCACTGAAGTGAGCTTGGCGCCGAACCCCTCGAACAGCTGCTGCTGCACGTCCAGCTTGAGCGCGTTCCACGCCGGCGCCAGGGCCTTGACGGCCTCGACGAACTCCCGCGCGCTCGGCGCCAGCTTGGCCATCGCATCCGCGTACGCGTTTGCCCCGGCAGCACCCGCAGCAGTCTGCTTCGTCTGAGCGTCGGCCAGCTCCTCCTGTGCCCTGGCCAGCTCCTCCTGGGCCTTGGCGATCCGCTGATTGCCCTCCACCGCCGCATCGACAGCGGCCTGCCGGGCATCCGCGAGATCACGCTCCGACCGGGCGATGTCCTGCTGGTTCTCCTGCTGTGTGCGAGCAGCCTCGGTCTGCGCGTCGCCGAGCTCCTGCGTTGCATCAGTGGTGTCCTGCGTGGCCTGCGTCACCTGCTCCTGCGCAGACCGGACACCGTCACTGCCCTCAACTCCGGCCGCGGCGGCCTGCCGCTGCTCATCCGCGAGCCGACTGTTTTCCAGCCGCTGCTCCTGCAGCGACTGCACGGCCTGGTCGTACGCGAGTTGGGCGCGCTCTATCTGGTCTGCGGTGGCGCCGGAGCCCTCACGCTTGACGCTGGCAAGCGCCGCCTCGGCATCGGCGACCTGAATGACGTCTTCACGTTCCTGTAGCCGGCCATCCGCCACTCGGTTGGCGAGGTCTTCCAGATCCTGCGCGGCCTGGCGGCGGGCAGCGTCCAGGTCCTGTTGCGCGCGCAGTGCCTTGGCCTGTGCGTCGGTGAGGCGGCGTTCGGCCGTCTCGACGTCTCGCAGGGCCTTGGCGGAGCGGTCGGCGGCCTGTTGCCGGGTGTTCGCGAGGGCCTGTTCGGCGTCACCGACATCCCTGTTGGCCTTGGCGACGCGTCGGGCGGCTTCCTCTGTGGCCTGCGCGACGTTCTGCTTGGCGTCCGCGACCTGACGCTCGGCGCCCCGGATGGCCTTGGCCATCTCGGCGGCGCCCCCGCCACCTCCACCCCCGCCGCCGCCGGCTGGGGCGAATGCGGCTTTGAACGCCCCGCCGAGGCCGCCGAGGCCGACCTTGAGCGTGCCGAGGATCGCCCCCAGGGAGGCGATTGCCGGCGCCGCGGCGGCTGCCGCCGGGCCCATCGCGACTATTGCCTGCCCCAGGCTGGCCAGCGTCGGCAGTGCGGTGAGTGCCGCGCCGATGAGCATGCCGATCCGGCTGCCCAGCATGCCGATCCCGCCGGCAGCGCCCCCGCTGCTCCCACCAATCCGGGACAGCAGCCCCGACAGTCCTGACAGCCCGTCGGCGTCGACGTCGACCCTGATCCTGCGGTTACGGGTCAGCGCGTCGAGGCGGGCACGCGTGTCACCCGCTATGAGCTGGGAACGGATCTCGATCCGCTGGTCACGTGTGAGACGCGACAATTGGTTGAGGTACTGGTCGGCCTGCATCTGGGCACGGATGTGGACGACCTGGTCGCGGGTGATTCGGGCGAGCTGGGTGAGGTAGTTGGTGGCGTCAAGGACCGCAGTGATGCGAACGACCTGGTCACGGGTCAGCTTTGACAGTTGAGCGAGGTAGGTGCCGGTGTCCAGTTCGGGTTGCACCCGCACCTTGAGCCGGTTGCCGAGCTCGGCCAGCTGGGCTTTGGCAACGGTGTCATCGAGCTGGGCCTTGAGCTGCACGGTAAGAGGGCGAGCGAGACGAGAGAGCTGCGCCTTCGCGGTGGTGTCGCTGAGCTTGACGAGCGCCTCGATGTCCAGCTTGTCGCCGAGCAGACGCCGCTTGTCAGCCTCGTACTTCGACTTGTCCATCGACACTTCGACATAGCCTTCGGCGACTCTGAACGCCACTGCCGCTCACCTCCTCCCTAATCGGCCACTCGTGTCACGCTCACCAGCCCTGGGTGAGCCAGCCTGAGTTCGGTCAGGTCCATCTCCCGCTCGCCACTGTTGGCGGGAGGCTGCTGCATTGGCTGGCCCGCGTCTCTCTGCTCTTCGATCCGCCGGGCCATCACTCCGCCGTACGCGGCGACTCGCTGCGCCAGCCGCACCCACCTGGGGCCGTCCAGCTCCGCTTGGTCCAGCCCGTAGTGGGCCTGGAAGTCGGCCTCCAAGTCGTCTACGTGGTCGACCATCCAGCCCGCCCGCTCCAGCAGCTCGCCGATCGGCCTCGACCAGGTCAGGCCTGGTCTTTTCCCGAGTCCTCCGGGCCGGCGATGTGGTGGGTGACGGCTCGCAGGATCTGATCCATCTCCTCCTCGCGGACGTCGTCGGACTGCTCCAGCGCCTCGTATGCCTCGGGCCCGAGGAGTCGTTCGAGGATCCGCTGTGCGGCCGCGGACTCGCCGAGGGTGCGGGCGAGGCGCAGGTACTCCAGCGTCATGCCCTGGCTGATCCGTGCGGGGATCCGGTAGGGCTGGTCGTCGAGGTAGAAGAGGACGATGCCGTCGTCGGTCGGCCTGGCCTTGCGGCCGATGCGAACCGGTTCGAACGGCGCCGACTCGGCGGTCACCGGGGCCTTGGTCGGGCGCTTGGTTGGGGTGCGGGTTGCCATCGGTGTGCTCCAGGGATGGGGTGGAGGGCTTGGTGGGGCGGCGTCGGCCGCCGCCGCTTGGGGTTGCTAGGACGTGGCCTCGGCGATGTGCAGTGGCGCGATCACGGAAGTGACGTAGTGCGCGCTGAACTTGGCCTTGAGTACGGTCTGCTTGTCCTTGGTGTAGGCCACCTCGACGGACTCGGTGTTCAGCACCTTGCGGACGATGACCCTGCGTCGGTAGGAGTTGGCTCCCCAGCCGTCGAAGAGCAGCGCGGTGTAGTTCGGCTGCGTCGCGCTGGACGCGAAGTTCGGCTCCAGGGTCTTGTAGCCCGCGCCGGACGCGGCGGTGCCGCCGTTCATCAGGACGCTGAGGTTCTCCAACGTCGCCTCCGCCAACGACGTTTCGATGCTCATGTCCCGCTTCGTCAAGCGGCTGCCTGCGCGGTCGACGATCTGGTCGACTTCCAGTGCGGTGTACGTCTGGTCGATCGTCAGTTTGACGCCGTCCATCGTGCCGCCCATGTCCGTCCATGCGGATGCGGCTGGGGTGGCGTTGATCGCGACGTTGGTGTCGGCCGGCTCCGCTGCGCCGAACGCCCCCTGGTAGAGGGTGGCGGGGCCGAGCAGCAGGTTGGCGGTGGTCACTGCCATGGGTCAGTCCTCCAGGACACGGTGTGGGCGGCGTGCGGGGTGGAGGGGCCCCTGGTGTGACGGGTCATCGGTAGTCCTCCCGACGAAGCGGGAAGCGGTGATGGGCGAACTGCGGGTGGCAGGAGAGCGGGATGGTCTGCTCGTCGGGGATGTTCCGAGGGCACGGAACGGCGCGGGCACCGGTGATGAGGAACTCCAGTTCGCCCCGGTGGTTGTGGACGAGGACTCGGCCGCGCCACGTTAGGAGATCCCGGCTGGTCTCCCCCTGCAGCGCCCACCGCTCGGCGGTCATGGCGTCACCTCGACCCAGTTCACGGACAGGCCGAGATTGATGCGGGCGTACGACGCTTCGTCGTCCGGCACCCGCCGCGGCTCGTACGTCGAGTACGCGGACAGCACGCGGGCCTGCGGGTAGTTGCCGGGCAGGGTCAGCAGCCGCGGGGTGCCGGGGTGGTCCCAGCACGCCGCCTGGATCCGCTCGGCCAGCACCGACGCCTTGTTCCACGGCGGCCGGCCCGACGAAGGGGCAACGGCCCAGCAGTCCACGGAGACGACGGGGGAGCGCATCGGCACGTACGGGTCCGCACTGCCGCCGATGGTGGCGACGGTGACGAACCCGGATGCCGCCCACGTCGAGTTGTCGCGGGGGAGGGTGGTGGCGACGATGTCGCCGACCACGTCGTGCAGCCACGCGACGGTGACGAGCTCGGTGGTGGCCCGCAGGATCGTGGTCATCGCAGTGCCCACTGCTGCAGCAGGGCCGGCCGCAGGAACGGGAACGCGGGCGTGCCGGGGTGGTTGACCTGGGCGACGGGATGGTCGGCGCCCTCCCAGTACAAGGCCTTCGCGGTCTTCGGCCGGATGATGTGCGGGCCGGTTCCGTACTCGACGTACCGCCAGTAGTCGACGTCGGTGGACACCCGCATCGTCAGCCCGTCGACCTCCGAGAGGATCGACTGCTTGAGGCGGCCCGTATTCACCCGCGCCAGTCCCTGCGCTGCGGCGGCCATGTCCTGTCCGAGGTGCACCATGACGCGGTGCAGCTCGACGTCCAGATGGGCGTCGGCGCTCGGGTCGAGACGTATCGACATGGTCCGCCGTCCTCTCCGGATCGTCGGGGTTGGGTGGCCGCCCGGTCTCCCCGGGCTCACGGCCGCTTCAGTTGATGAGCTTGAGGTCCAGGCGGAGCATCGGTGTGAACCCGACCGCGCTGGGTTGGGTGACTGCGGTGATCTCGTAGATGCGGCCGGTCCGGTCGTCCCGCAGCCGGTCTTCCTCGGTGACGTCGGTGCCGGGTCGGACGCGGGCGACGGCGTACCGCACGACCCGGGGCGTCGGGTTGTTCGGTGTCGTGATGGTGCGGGAGCCTTCGATCAGGCTGGCGGGGATGCGGGTCTGGGCGTCAGCGCCGGCTTCGACGGGCAGATCAACATCATCGTTATACGGATCACTGGAGGTTCCGCGCAGGACCGTCACGGTGGTGGTGGCGATCACCGCAGCGGACTCCAAGTCATGTCGTCATCCGAGCCGTCCGTCAGCGGGTTGATGCCGTAGTTGCTACTGCCGTCGACGAACGGAGAACGGATGTGAATGGTCCTGGAGCGTCGCCACGAGAGGCGGTTGATCGCGCGGGCGGCCATCGGAGCCAGCACCACGGCGTCGGCCGTGAGGTTCGCCGAGATGCCGTCCTGCGTGGACGAGGTGAGATCCATCCGCGACTCCAGGCCGGCCTGCTGCGCCGCCCACACCGCCTGGTAGGCCACAGCCCGGCCGAGCCAGTACAGGTCCCGGGGGCGGATCCTGGCCGTGTCGGCGTACGTGCGGCCGGTCATGACTTCGATCGCCGCCTGCGCGGTCAGGACCTGGACGTCCGTGGCCTCGGCGCCAGTGACGGCGAGCACCGTATCGGTGTCGGTCCACGCCTGAATGGTCATCGCAGCCTCCGGCTGGGCCCGCGCCACCCGGGGGACGGGCGGCACGGGCGAAGAGGGGCGGTGTCAGCCGACGAGGATGGACGCGGCCGCCGGGTGGCCGTACGCCCAGCCGCGGCGAGCCCGCATCTTGAGGATGGACTCGTCGGTCAGGGCGCTGAGTCCGTCCCGGCCGTCGATGACGACGGACTCGGGGCCGGAGCGGACACCGAGGAGCATCATGTCCGTGCGGACGAACGCCATGATCGGGCGGCCGGTGGGCGCGCTGGTTGCGGTGGCGGAGGTGCGGGCACCGAGCGACCAGTGGATCTGCACGCCGAAGATGGTGTCCGGGGTGCCGGCGAGGCCCTGCACGAAGATCGGCTCGTTGGTGGTGTCGAGAACGCCGCGCAGGTACTTCCGGAACGCGGGGTGGGCGATCGCGACGGTCGTCGACGGATCGAAGTAGTCGCCGGCCTCCACGTTGCCGAGCGCGGTCGAGTACTCCAGGTAGGTCGCGTTCCCGGCGGTCGCGGCGACAGTGATGTTGCTGCTCGCCGTGTAACCGAGGTTGCTGTCCGTCTGGGACAGCAGGTAGTACAGGCTGGTGAACGGGATGCCAGTGCCGGCCGCAGCGGTGACGGCGAGGCACGAGTTGTCGAGGATCTTCGCGTACGAGGTGCCCCAGTCGGTCATCTTGGTGGCGATGACGTTGGCGACGGAGTCGTCGACATCCTCCTCGGCCAGGCGCACGACCTTGCCGAACTTCTTGACGCTGAGGACCACTTCGTCGTTGGAACTCGCGTCCTCGCCGTACGTGCCGCCCTTATCGACGACGTCGACGCCCATGCCCGCGGAGCGCGGGACGTGCCGGGTGTCGGTCGACATGGGGGTGCGGGCCGCGAGCGACTCGACCGCGGAGACCTGGTTGATGCGCTGGATGACCTTGGAGTCCCACTCCTCGGGAATCCACGCTTCGAGGGTGTTGCGTGCCACGGGTGCCCTCCTGGGGCGGTGATGGGGCTGAGAAGACGGTGGGCTCGGGCCCCATCACGGGCGCCTCGGGCGGACGTTCACGCGCCGGGTCGATCTCCGACCGGGCACGTGATCACGCTAGGTGGGCGGGTCAGTTGCCCCGCAAACGCGCGGCGTGCTGGTCCCAGGAGCTCTTGGGCTTCTCTGGGGCGGCCTGCCTCGGTGCGGCGGTCGGCCTGGCCTTCGGCTTGGCGGGCTCGGGGCGCGCGAACAGCTCGGGGTAGTCGGTCCTCAGCCGGTCGATCTCGCTGTCGAGACCGATCACGTCACCGTCGTCGTCCACGCTGAGGGAATCGGTGTCGAGGAGCTTGAGGACCCGGGACGGGCCACCGGCAACGCCGGCCTCCGCGAGTGCCGCACGCGCGGCCTGGTTGATGATGCGGGGCTTCCACTGGCTTTCCGCCGCCTCGGTGGCCTCGCGGATCGCACGCTCGTGGTCGCCCTCGTTCTCGCGGCCCTTCGCTTCGAGCTGCTTGAGGGCGAGTCGGTTCCTCTTGGCCTCCTCGTTGGCCTTCCTCAACGCCGCGACGGTGCGAGCGTGTTCGGCCTGCAGCTTCTCCAGCACCGGGTCGGCCTTGCTGTCCGCGGGCGGCCTCGGCTTCGGCTTCTCGCCGTCGTCCTGGCTGCCGTCGTCAGAGGTCTCGTCGTCCGCGGTCTCGTCGGCGGCGGTGTCGTCGTCGACTTCGATGTCCGTGCCGTTGTCTTCCTCGGAGCCGCCGGCCACGTTGTAGATCGGGCGGCCGTCGGCGCGGTGGCCGAGCAGGGTCCACGGGGGCAGGCTGATCGCGGTGCTGGAGGGTCCGATCACCGGAGCGTCCACAGGGTGTCTCCCATCACGGGGGTTTACATGACTGACTGCGACCGTAGCCGCGGGCCCGGGACGGACTGTGATCACGCGGCCCGGTCGAAACGGCCGGTGCGCACTGCGCGGTGGGCCCGCTCAGCAACCCGCGGCGGTAGCGACACGCCAGAGTTGAGGAGCGCGCGTGCGGCACGCACCCGGGCTACGCCGGACTCCGACGGCAGCGCCCAGCCCTCGGCGACGGCCCGCTCGGCTTGGTGGCGCAGCAGGTTCGGCAGGCCAGTGCCCCATGATGCAGACCACGGCACTGCGCGGCACCGGCAGTGAGGGTGCAGAGGAGGGCCCGAAACCGGGGGCGCCTCTGCTGCACGTTGTTGAGGGTCGAACGACAAGCCGCCTGGGAACTCCCCGCCCGGCCTGATAGTGCGCCCGGAGTAGGCCGTGCACCGTAGGCACGCATCCTGCTCCGACACCCACAGCCGGCCCACACTCATGCCGTCGGCGACCGCAGCCGTACCCGCGTTGACGGCCGTATGCACCAGCCATGCGAGCAACGCCCGAACCCTGGACACTGCGGATCGGGCAACCTGTAGGACGGTCGCCAGGCTGGAGAACCGCTCCGGGTTGGCTGCGAGGAGTTGCTTGGCGCGCCGGAGTTGCTCCGAGACGGCGTCACCGATGCCGCGGGCCTGGTCGGTGAGCGCCCGCGGTAGCCGCGCACCGGAGCCGGCCGTGGACGACACCCGCTGGCCGGCGGCACGTACGAGTTGGCGGGCGTGTTTGGCGCCGAGCGCGACGGCGTGGGGCAGCGAGCTGCCGGCGGCCCGGCGTGCGCGGGCACCAAGCCCCGCCAGCGCCGTGCGGATCCGCTCGCCGACTGCGGCAAGGATTCGGGTGAGAGCATCACCGTCCCCGCTGCTTGTGGCCGAGCCGAACTCGCCGATCCACTCGGTGAGGGTGAGCCGCAGTGCTTCGACGAGGAGGTCGTCGGCGTTGCCGACTGCCTGCCGGACTGTGGCTTCTTCCAAGTTCCGGGCCTCGCCGATCTGCTGGTCCTGGATGAGACGGGCCAGATCGGTGGGGCTAGTCACCGGTCGGCTCCGGCGGCACAACGGGGCGACCGGTCATGGCGTCGACTACGGGACCGATGAGGTCCTGCACTTGGGCCTGGTCGATCGCGCCGAGGGTGACGGCCGCGCCGAGTTTCTGGACGGTGTCGGCGAGGCTGGACAGGTCAGCGAGACGCCGGGTCAGCTCTGCGGCGTCGTCGGTCGGGGACTCCAGCCACGCTTCGACCTGGTCGTCGCTGTATCCGGCTTCGACGAGGAGTTGTCGGTGGGGTACGCCGAGTTCGGACTTGACCTTGGCGGTGTCCCAGCTGTCCTTGTCGTCGACGGTTTCGGCGGCGTGCCAGCGCACGTCGACCACAGGGTCGGCGAATCCGACGAGGTGCAGGGCGAAGCCTTGGGAGTCCTGCCAGGAGTCGGTGGCGCCTTCCTGCCGGTCCTTGATTTTCTCGACGAACGGGGCGTCCTGCGCACGAACGGATCGGCCGGACGGCTGCTCGCTGGTCGGGTCGAGCAGGTGGAGCGGCGTGGTGGTCAGTACTCCGATGCTGCGCACATTGAACTCAAGCGGGTCGTAGAACACGGCGGGCTCGGCAGGGTCGAACTGGCCGACCTGCCGGAACCCCCGCAGCAGCCATACCTCGCCCGGGCCGGACTTGAGGGACGAGTCGTCACCGCTGTCGGACGGGCCGGCTGCGGGGTCTGGGGGGAAGAGGTCGTCGCCGAAGTCTGCGGGTTCGAAATCGCCCGTGTCGGCGTTCGCTGCGTCGGTGAGGGCGTATCGCTGTGGTACGCCCTGGTAGTCGATGCCGCCCATGTGGGTGGCGTCGAGCTTGTTGATGGTGTCCTGGGCACCGTAGCCGCGTCGGTGCTCGGGGACGCCGTAGGGTTCGGAGTTGCGGAAGTGGAAGACCGGGATTTCGCCGTAGTTGTGCTCGATGATCCACGCGTCGTCGTCCGGCTCGACCGTCTCGCCGTCCTCGGTTGTGACCGCCGAGGGCAGCCACGGCTCCCAGTCCGCACGGGCATTTCCCGCCGAGTCGGCCTTGGTGGTCCAGCGTTCGACGCGGTCGTTGTAGTACAGCTCGGCTCGGTGGATCTGCCGGTCGGTGTCGACGGTTTCGCACCACCGCTTGACCGCGTATGCCTTCTCGCGAGGGTTCTCGGCGCTGTAGATCATGCGGACGGTCAGCGGGTCGTTGGCGTATTCGTCGACGCCAGTCACAGTGCTGGCGTCGTCGGTGCGAGGCAGCACGATCAGGTAGGCATCGCCGTACTCGGCCTGCCACTTGTGGACCTTCATGGCCTCGCGGCGCAATCTGTTGCTGTCCCAGATCCGCTGCAGCGCCTCGGCTTGATCCTGGTCGGGGCTGGTGATGGCGGCGAGCTTCATGCGGTCGACCACGGCGTCGACGACCATGGCGATGTACGGCTTGCCGTGGTCCATGCCGGTACGGGCGATCGCCCGTCGGACCCGGGCCGAGGCGAACACCTCCGGCACCTCGTCGTCGTAGTACGCGGCGGCCTCGACGTACGCCGGCCTGGCCTCGCGCAGCGCCTCCAGGCCCATCCACAGGTCGTCGCTTGCGGTCACCGCGTCCCCTCCTCAGGTCGCGATCACCGTAGGTCCGGGGTCCGGGCGGGCTGTGAACGGCCGGTCAGTGGGTGTAGGTGTGGCTGGTCGCGGTCGGCACAGCACGTTTGGTGGTGTCGAGGAACCGGGTGACCGCGCTTCCGACGGCGTCGACGAGGTCGTCGTGCGGGGCCCGGGGGAACCCCACCATCTGCTCCTCCAGGTCGCGCAGGGTCCGGCCGTGGAGGACGCGGCCCCGCTGGTAGTGGTTGAGGGCCCGCGCCGCGCGGACTGTCTTGTGCTCGGATTGGCTGACGGTCTTCACCTTGACGGGCATGTGGTGAAAGATCGCGTCCCAGGTGCCGTGACCCTGGTTCACTTCCAGCAGGATCAGCCCGACCTCCGGGTACTCGTCCAGCAGGGCCAGCACCCGTTCCCGCAGCTTCGCGCCGGGCGGGATCCGGACCGGGATCGCCGCGTGGACGGTGCAGCGGCGGGTCTGCGCGGACCAGGACACGACGGCGAGGCCGGTGTAGTCGCTGGTGGCCTTCGCGGTGACCGCGGGGTCGATGGAGAGGACCATGTGCGTGACCGGGTCGGGGCCGTCCTCGGGGTAGCGGAAGTCGTCGGCGCACCAGTAGTCACCGTCGGCGCCGAGCGGATCGTTGGCGTAGTTCTTGGCGAAGCTGCGGGTGTGTTCGATCTTCTTCAGGTAGCTCAGTGGCCACTTCGCCGGCCACATGCTGCGCTCGGTGCCGTCGTCACGGCGGATGATCGGCAGGCTGTGGTGCGTCGCGAAGCCCTCGTCGGCAATCCACTCCGCGGTCTCCACCCCTTGGCCGTGCTTGACGAGCTGGTGGACGATGCTGCCGGGCATGGTGACCGTGCCGACGAGGACCACCCTTGCGTAGACGTTGAGGGGCAGGACCGCGTCCCGCAGGGTGGTGAGCCTCTTCCGGGCCTGGTCGGGGGAGTAGGAGGACTCGTCCGGTTCGACGTCGTCGAGGAGCAGGAGGTCCGGCCTGTGATTGCGCACCTTGAGGCCCAGGCTGGAGGAGTCCATGCCGCGGGCTGCGAAGGCGAACCCGTTCTCGGCGATGTACATGCGCTGCGTGTCGGCGACGTTCCCGCCGTTCGGCCGCTTTGCGGGGTTGCACAGTTCCGGGAAGTCGGACCGCAGCTTGTCGTTGTTGTCGATCTCCTGCTTGAACGTCGACAGGTGGGCCTCAGCCTGCGCCGCGCTGGCGGAGAACGCCGCGGTGAACTTCACCCAGCCATGCGCCGCGGCCCACATCGGCAGCAGCAGAAACCACCACGTGCTCTTGCCGGTCTCGCGGGGTGCCACGTAGGCGTCCCGCTGCTCCGCCGGCATCGTCGGCGTGCGGATCCAGCGACGGCCGGCGCGGCACCAGTCCAGGTGCGCGTCGCTGAAGGTGACCTGGCCCTCGGCGTCCTTGATGTGGTCGCGCAGGTAGACGATCGCGAACAGGGCGGGGTCAAGCCGGGTGAGCGCGCGCCGGCCTTCCGGGTCGTCGAGCATCCGCGCGTCGGGCACGGTGCGGGCCAGGTACCGGTGCAGGTCGAAGCCCTCGCCGGTGACCCCGGCGAGGTAGGAGTCGACGACACCGGCCGCCAGGTCCGTCACGGGCTACTCCCCGCTGTCGCTGGCCTCATGCCGCTCGCGGCCGTCGAGGGAGTGGTGCGTGACGACCCACATCTGCGATCCGTCCGCGGACTGCTCGGTGCGCTGCCGGGGCCCGCATGGGCATGCGTCGTGGAGGTCGTGCACGATGAGGTCGTCGAGCGGGTAGGCGTGAACCTCGGCGTCGGTGCTCTGGACGACCATCCAGGGACCGCCCGCCTGGCCGTCGGCGAGGTCGATGTCGAACTCCTCCACGCACACCTCGGCGCGCAGAAGGACGGTGCCAACAGGGATTCGGGCCTCGCAGCCGTCGGCGGGCATGACGGCCGGGCCGGCGACGACCTTCCAGCCCTGCAGCTCGACGCGGGCGACGAGGTGCTCGCCGAGCGCGGCGATGTAGCCGGGGTCCTCGGCGAGCCAGGACGGGACGAGGGAGTCGAAGGTGTATCGGGTCACGGCCATCTCAGGCGCCGCCCCGGAGCTGGGCCTCTTCGGCGGCTTGCCTGGCCTTCGCCTCGTTGATCATGTCGCGGAGTTCCAGATCCGTCGCGGACGGCGCCTGCTCGATCGTCACCTCCGCGCGAGTCGGGGCGTAGAGGCCCTGAACCTTGGCGATCTCCTTGCACACCATCACTGCCACTTCGATCGCCCGCGGCTCGCCCCGGTCGATGCGGGGAGAGAGCCGGGTCAGGTAGTACTCCAGCCGGTCGACGTGCTGGTCGACCCACAGATCGACCATCTCCTGCTCGGCTTCCTTGGCAGCCCGTCGGGCCCGGGTGAAGTCCTTGCGGGCGTGGTCGCTGGAGCTGTAGCCGAAGCCGGGGTCGGCTGCGATGTCGTCGAAGCTCCGGCCGTCGATGCGGGCTTGGATCATGCGGGCGCGACGGTCGGCAATCTGCACCCTTTCGTAGCGGGTGGTTCCTCCGGGCACGGTTCCTCCTCGGGTCGATCTGGATGATCGCCCGGGGGCCGACAGAGGCTGCGAACGGTCAGCGCTTGCGGACGCCCTTGCGCGCGGGCAGGCGGCGGTACCGGGTGACGGCGCCGCCGGGCGTGGCGTGGGCTTTCTGGTGTGCGTAGCGGCGGAGCCGGGGGCTGGCGAAGAAGAGCCGCCACTGGGCGTTGCTCTTGAAGCCGGTGCGGCCTGCGCGTTTTGCCACGGTTCCTCCTCAGGCGATGTCGAACGGAGCGGTGTCCATCACGGGCAGCTCCGGGGTGGCCGCGACCCGCACCCATGCCCTGTACCGGCCCGGCACCGGGACAACAACGCCCGCCGGGCCGACCAGCAGCTTCGCGACCGTGCCGGTTCCGCTGCTGGCGGTGTCCCACGCGGCGGCATGCCAGTCGCCAGCCGCGGGTTCGTGACCGACAGGGACAATGGCCATCTCGACGCCGTACCCGGTCGGGATGCCGCGGTCCCAGGTGACACCGACTTCGTAGTACTCGGTGGAGAGCGCGTCCACAGGGATCGTCCTTCCAGTGCAGGCCCAGGCGGTGGTGGTGCCGTGGACGGTCCACCGGGCGGTGGGGCCGCCGGTGAGTCGCAGGCCGTGGGTGGTGTGCTGGCCGGCGACGGTGACGGCCACGGCCAGGTCGAGGGTGGTGGCGCGGCTGAGGGCGCGGGTCTTGACGCGGGTGGGCGAGAGTGCGAGGGCGGTCTCGCCTGCGGTGCCGAGCGGGATGATGAAGCCCCGGGCGACTGTGATGGCAATATCGACGGATGCCGCGGCCGTGAGGGTGATGGTCTTGTGGCGGGCCGGGGCGAGCGCGGTCGCGGTGCTGCCAGCTGGCGTGATGGGTGTGCGCTTCAGCCGACCCGGGGCTGGGGCGGTGCTGGTCTCGGTGGCGTAGCCGACGGGGACGAGCCGGCCGGTGGAGATGGCGAGTGCCTGCTCGCTGCTGGCGGCGGGGGTGAGCGCCGCGGTCTTGCGGCGCTGGACCGACTGGGCGGCGCCGGATTCAGCAGCGGCGGTGACGGCCCGAGCCTTGAGCCTGGCTGGGGACAACGCCGACTCGACAGACGCGGCGGGTCCGGACGTGAGCGACTTCCTCCGGCCGACAGACTGGGCTGACCCGGTCTCGCCCGCCGTGCCCAGAACGAGTGTCTTACATGCCGTCACCGTCTGCGCGGTAGCGGCCTCCTGTGCCGTCCCGACAGGGATGACTCGGGCCGGGAGGATGTTGACGTTGTCGAGCTCAGTCCAGGTGGAGGAGCCAGCATCGCGGTGGGACTCGACGAGGAGGGACAGGTCGGTGGCGGACGCCCACCCGGGCGTGGTCTCGCTGCGCCTCACAGTCCATGTGGACCCGTCGGGGCTCGTCTCCCAGTACAGGGTGCCCGCGTCCTCGCGCAGGCGCAGCCAGGCGTGGCCGGTCGGGTCGTAGGAGAGGAACACGGCGCCAGGGTCTGAGAAGCCGGTGCGGAGGTAGAAGCCCATGGCTCCGGCAGCGGAGTCAATCAGGAACCCGCCGTCGGTGCCGGATGTGCTCGTCTCGACGAGAAGCGTCGCCGTGGCGGTGCTGGCGCCGGCGGAGATGGGTGGCCACATGCGGGCCTGCACGTGGGAGCCGGTGAGGGTGTAGAGGCTGCCGGAGCGTAGGCCGTTGAATCCGGTGTCGCAGGCGACCCTGCCGTGCCCGGCGCTGGTGTCGTAGGTGCCGTAGCTGGCGGGCCAGCGGCCGGCGTCGATGGCGCCGGAGAAGTCGTCGACGAGGTTGGCGAACGGCTGGGCCGGGGCGAGCGCGGTCTCGGTGCTGCCCGCGATGCTGAGCGTCCGTGTCTTGGTCTTGGCTGTTGGGGAGAGGGCTGTCTCGGTGGCTGTGGATTGTGGACAGGCACGGGTCTTGACCCTGCCGATGGCCTGGGCTGTGTCGGTCTCGGTGGCGGTGCCGAGGCTGATGGTCTGGGCGGCGTTGAGGTTGTCAATCTCAGCGTTGTCGGCGGTGCCGGAAGATCGCTGCGCTTCCGCGTAGAAGATCAGCGTCCCCAGACGCATCCATTGGGAGGGTGTGGAGATGGTGCGGCGGGTGGTCCAGGTGGTGCCGTCCGGGCTGGTGTCCATGGTGATGGAGCCGCCGGATTCGGCGAACCGCCACCAGGCGTGGGTGGACGAGTTGTAGGTGAGGGTGGTGGGGGAGGCGTCGGTGCCGCCCACGCTGTTGCGGAGGACGAGGTTGCCGGTGTTGGGGGAGTACTCGAACTCCAGGTTCGTCGTGCTGATCGTCGGGCCGGCGGACAGGTAGGCGGAGAACGCCACGCCGGAGCCGCCGCCCGTGCTGGGGACGGTCGGGACTTGGAAGCGGACCTGGGAGCCCTGGATCTCGTACGCCGTGGCGGTGTACATGTCCTCAAGGGTGGTCGTGCAGGGGATCCGGGCCCGGCCGCCGCTGGAGCTGACGTTGGTGGTCTTCGTCCACTTGGAGTCGACGCTGCTGGTGAACGTGTCAGTCAGCGTCGAGAAGCTCGGCGTGAACAAGCCGTCAGCCCCGGAAAACTCCACCCACCCGGGTTCGGTTGTGACCGCGGTGTCGCCGGATCCGAGGTCGGTGCCGCCGGTGTTGCCATAGTTGATCGTCGCGTTGTACGTCGTCGACAGGGAGTTGGCGCGGTAGCCGATCTCGACGACCAGGCGGTCCCCCACCTGGATGGCGACAGGCGTGACGGCCTGCCCGCTGATCGCGGTGCCGGTGGCGGTGGTGGTGAACTCCGTGCTGCCGATGTAGTCGGCCAGCAGGGTGCCGCGGGGCGTGTCCGAGTCACCGCTGGTCGCGTAGATGTGAAGGTGCCAGAAGCCGTTGAGGTCGACGTTGGACTCGCGGACTCCGACCGTCCACGACACGGTGCCACTGATGGTGCCCGCCTTGATGGCGCCCGCACTGATGGACCGGTGCAGCAGGACGTCCCGGTCCGCAGCAGTGGAGCCGACGTTGATGCTGGACGTGCCCGCCGACCCGGCCGGCTTGCGGCCGAGGAGCTGAACGTCCTCGCCGCTTGCTGTATCCCAAGCCCCGCGACGGGTCGTGGGCGTGTAGGGCGCGGCCGAGTTGGTCAGCCAGAACCTGGTGGCCACCAGCCACCCCCTCCCTCTCCGTTAGTGGTGGCGGTCAGGCTGCGGAGGTGGAGCGGTAGAAGTCCGCGACGGTGGCGGTGACGTCGGAGCCGTCGGGGGTCAGGGCGAAGTCCAGCTTGACCAGCGGCACGAGGTCGGAGTCAGTGCCGGTGGTGGTGTCCGGGTCGTAGCAGATGACGAGGGCGGAGACGGCGTTGCCGGTGGCGGCAGTCCAGGTGATGTCGGCGCAGTCGACGGCGACGCGGTCGTTGGTGTCGTCGACGGTGACGGTGACCGAGGCCAACGTCTTGCGTCCCATGGTGGTCTGCTCGTTGCTGGCGCCGGCGAGGAGGGTGGAGAGGTCGTCGTAGTCGCGCATGGTGGCGTCGGAGACGATGCCGCTGGTTTCGATGGGGACGGCGATGAGGGCGTCGTTCGTGGCGGGCAGGCTGGCGTACGCAGCCACCCGACCAAGTGCCACATTGAATACGAGGTTGGCCATTGGTCAACTCTCCTTTTCGATATAATCGATGCCATGACGGGTACTACGCTTGCCTGCGAGAACTGCGGAACCAACTATGTCCGCAGGCCCAGCGGAGCTGGAAAGTACTGCTCTCACCCCTGCTACATCGCAGCGAAGAAGAGAACGGCCACGGCGAAGTGCGGGCAGTGCCGGAAGGACTTCACACACAAGGCGCGCCTGTCGCCCAAGTTCTGCTCGCGGGCCTGCGCAGCCAACAGCTACAGGAAGACCGAGACCAGGAACTGCGCCTACTGCGCTGCGGCCTTTTCGAGGGTCCCTACTGCGATCGGGAAGTACTGCTCCGACACCTGCAAATACGCAGCCCGACGCAAGGACAACCCTGCAGTCCGGCGCATGAGGTATGCGCCGGGACATCCGCTTGTCTTGACTGCGCCATATGTCCCTGAACACCGGGCGGTCCTCTTCGAGAAGATCGGACCCGGGCCTCACCCATGCCACCATTGCGGGGACTCGGTGGAATGGACGCCTGGTGGTCGAACCGGGCAAGGGGTGCTCGTAGTCGACCACCTTGACCGCAACCCGATGAACAACAGCTCTGACAACCTCGTGCCGTCCTGCTCGCGGTGCAACGTGCTCAACGCAGATCGCGCGGTGACTGACGGGGAGAGCTACCGAAACGTGGGCGGGCGGAGGACCCGGCTTCGCGGCCTCCCACGGAACTGTGAGTACTGCGGCCAGGGGTTCGTGACGTGGACGATGAATCCTGGCGAGGGGAAGGGCCGGTTCTGTTCGCGGTCGTGTGCTCGCCGGAAGCCGATGGCGGATGGGCCGGGCGCAACATAGGTCGGGCATGGCCCCTCCTCGGCAGGTAGTACGGTGCCGGGTGGAGGGACCCGGGTGGCTTGGTCTATCGGAGCACAACCGGGTTCGGGTCCTGGAAACGCCGAAGCCCCGCCCGGTGAAGGGGGGGCTTCATGGACTGGGCGCGGTCAGGCGTCGGGCGCCCACTCGGGCTGGTAGTTGGGGTGGTCGCGGTACGGCATGGCGAGGATAGCCAGTGTCTGGTTCGCGAGCCAGTGACCGTGGTCCTCGTAGGCGAGGACGTGGTTGCAGGTTGCGATGATGCGCCGCTTGGCGTCGACCTCGGCCAGCACCCGTAGGTGGTGACCTGGGGCGCCCGGTTCGTTGTACTCGGAGTACCCGTTGTCCCCCCACGGGCCCTGTGCGAACTGCTCGTCCTCGTCGAGGCGGGCGTTCATGAACGCCACGAGGTCAGCACTCACAGCCCCAGCTCCCCATACGGGTAGTCGTACGGGCGAAGCGCCTCGGTGAGCGCCTCGTGCAGAGTGGGCTGTGGCAGGGTAGCGCTGATCTCGGGGTTGAGTTCCTTGACGATGGCTTCGCCGAGGGACCTCAGCAGGTCGGCCTTCATCCACTCCTGGTACTGCTGGTCCTGATGCCACAGCTCAACGCTGGCGAAGGTCTGTGCCTGAAGCCGCTTGCCGTTGACCTCGACGACGGTCCTGAGGGCCACCATGTCGGGCGGGGTCGTACTTCCGTCAGTCATCGGGGGAACACGTCCGGCAGCACTGGAGCGAACTGCAGGCTGGCCTGCCGGAGTGGCTCCATGGCGGCGGCCAGGTCACGCAGGGCCTTCGCGGCGACGAGTTGCAGCGGCGTGGGATTGGGTGCGGGGTGGTGGTGTCGGCCGAGTTGGCGGAGGGTCCGGTCGGTGCTGGGGTACGGGCGGTGGCTCATGCGGTCACCGTCGCTACTCCATGGCAAGGTCCACACATGGGCACGTCTACCCGGCCTGTTATCTCCGAGTACCTCGGCACCGTCAGGCCCGGTACCGCCTGTCCGGTGCAGGTCACGTTGGGCTGATCGCGGTGGAGGTCGCACAGGCAGTGGCATCCGCCGATTCCGGAGAGTGCCTCGTTCTCACGCCGGAGGCGGTCGAGTTCCTCGGGGTGCTGTTCGAAGTACTCGATGGTGGGGCGGAGGGTTTCGTACGCCTGGGCGATAGTTCCGACCGCGTGATTGAGAACGGGGCGGAGCGCCTGGCTTACGGCGTTGATCGCGGCTCGGAGTTCCTGAGGGAAGGGCTGCTCACTGCTCATGGGTTCATCCTCTCGTGGGAGGCCCGCCCGTGGTGAGAACTGGGCGAGCCCCTCTTCTATCACTCCTCGGCACCGGGCAGGTAGAACTGCTCGGCCTTGCCGGCCTTGCGTGACTGCACACCGTGGGTCTTCCACAGGTCGAGGGCCCGGCGGACGGTGTCCCGGCTACCGAACGGCCCCTCTTCGACCAGGCGTTCCTTCGTGGCGTAGCCCTCCTCCTCGCATAGCTGAAGGAAGACCCGGTACAGGTCGATCCACTCGTCTCGACCGACCATGGTGCCGTCCGGGTAGACGGGCGGCGGCGGACCAACCGGCCGGGCCGGGGCGGGCTTGAACAGGGACGCCTGAACTCCGCCCCCGACGGGCCGGGTCTGCGCCGGGGCGGCGGCGTGCAGGTGCGCCACATCTGCGGCGATGTCCAGGTCCGTCACATACTCGGCCCGGCACTTCGGCGGATCCGTCAACGGCATCTCCGGGCAGCCGATGTAGAACTCGCCTGGTCGGGTGAGCTTCTCCGGCGTGAAGCCGTTGCTCTTGCAGCCCTGCCCGAAGATGAACACGCTGTGCCCGGCCTCGCCGACCCTGGTCGAGATGCGGTTCGCGTAGTTACCGCGGGCGTCGCTGGACCCGCCGAACACCTTCGCGGACGGCTGCTGCGTCGCGGACAGGAACATGATCCCCATCGAGCGGGCGATCGCCAGGGCGGACTCGTATGTCGTCGCGATGTCCTGCTCGGGCGGGCCCATCTCCGGGTCCAGCTTGCGGAGCTCCGCCTCCTGCTTGCGGAGTTCCTCGTCCTGCCGGATCAGCTCGGCGAGTTCGTCGGTCACGACGATCCATGCCGGGCCGTGGACGCCGGGGATCCACTTGCGGACGGGCTCGCGGCCGGCAGCCATCTCCCTCTTCGACAGCTCCTCCAGGTAGGCGCCACGGCGGTCGCACTCCGCGCGGATGTACTGCAGGAGCTCGCGGGCCTCCTCGGCGGTTCGGGCGAGCCTGCGCATCTTCGGCTCCCACGGGCCGAGTTCCACGGCGCCAGGCTTCATATCGATGCCGAACAGCTCGACGTGCTTCTTCTTCAGCAGCTTCTTGATGATCAGGTTGATGATGCCGGACTTGCCCCAGTCCGATGCGCCGGCGACGAGGGTGTGCCGGTACATGACGGTCAGCAGGACGGGCTGCCCGTACTCGGTCCAGCCGAGCCGGATCGGCTTGGTGATGTCGTCGGAGTCGTCGTCGGCGTACGGGATGACGCGGTCGTGGAACGGGCCGCCCGGGCCCCGGGGCGTCGACTGCTCTTCGGTGCTGCTGGACGCGGAGGCCTTCAGGGCGGCCTGGCCCCCCTGGTGCAGCTGGACGTCGACGGAGGCGTTGGCCTTCGCCGTGGCGCTGGCTTTCCCCGGCAGCGCCTTGTGGTCCTTGCGGTGCTGGATCAGCCACGGCACGTACACCGCGTACGCGGCGCCGGTGGTGACCGCTGCGGCGGTGAGGGAGACACCGCCAGGGCCGGTGCCGACAGCGGTGGCGACGTCGGCGAAGGTGAGCGTCAGGCCGGCTCCGGCCCGTGTCAGCATCTCGTCCTTCTTCTCTACCCCGGCGGCGGTGACCGCTGCACCCAGGACGGCAAGGCCGGCGTACGCGGCGGTTCCCCAGCCTCCGACACCGGCGAGGTACTGCCACCAGCCGAGACCGGTGACGGCGCCGACGGTCATGGCGGGGGCGAGCTCGACGCGGTACCGGATGACGAGGGCGCTGGCCTGGTTGGCGACGGCCACGCAGGCGGCGAGGAACCGCCTGGGCAGGGCTGGCCGGGTCTTCTGGACGACGTAGACGGAGCCCTCGACCACCGCCGTCGCGGGTGACGACGAGGCCCCAGTGGACTCGTCGTTTCCTGTTTCCGCAGGTCGCGGCTCTGCGATGGTCGTCGTCATCGGCATCGTCGGCGTGATCGTCGCGTTGTCCTGCCGCTGGGGTCGGGGGAGGAAGGGGAGGATCTGAGCCCCGTCGGCCGGGGGCAGGTACTGGGCCACGAGGGGCTCCTCTCGGTACTGGGATGGGGTGGTCTGAGTGCTCGCGGCGGCCGCCCAACCGCAGGGGTTGGGCGTCACCGGCAGGCCGTCAGATCAGCCGTCCGTCCCGGTGATCGGCCGGACGTTGTCGGACCCGAGCGCGGCAAGCTCGGGGTGCTCTCGCTCGATCTCCAGCCGGCGAGCGTTCGCGAACTGGCGGGACTTGGGGAGCTTCGCGGCCTTCAGGGCGGCCACCATCTCGGACTCCAGGGGGCGCCTTCCAAGGTCGGCGTAGAGCGCCTTGATGGCGTCTCGTGCGGCGTCCCGTGGCGCCGCCGTGGGGCGCCCTGAAGTGGTGGGCCGGGGCGCCTTCGTGGCGCTACGAGGGCGGGCGACGGGGCGCTTCTGGGGCGCTTCAGAAGCGGCATTGGTGGCGCTCTGACGGGCGCTGTCATAGCGCTCTCGGGGCGCCATAGCGTCGACTGCCGTGGCGCTCTGAGGGCGCTTCACAAGGTCGACGGTGGCGTCATGCGTGGCGCTCCCGTGGCGCCCCGAAGCCGCTGCCTGAGGCGCTTCCGTGGCGGGTGCGAGGGCGCTTTCGATGGCGCCCCGAATCACTGGTTGGGGCGCCACGATGCCGGACGCCATGGCGCTTTCGGGGCGCTCTACGTAGATAGGCGGGAGCGCTTCCGTGGCGCCTTCATGGCAGTCGACGGTGGCGTCCTGAGGCGCCTCGATGGCGGCCTGTCCGTAGGCCTCGTGCAGCGCTGCGCCGATCGGCTTGCCAAGCTTGGCGAGCCTGATGGCGAGCTGCTCGGGCTTGGTGGCCTGCCTCTTCCATCCGCGTCCGTAGCGGATCCTGAGCGTGGTGCGGAAGACCTTCGACTCCTGTTCCATCAGGATCACTTCGGTGTAGGAGCGGATGTTCCACATGCGCATGCGGCGCCACACGCGGTAGGTCGGCCACGGGGCGAGGAACCAGCGGGGCAGCGGCGGGTTCTCGTAGTAGGCGCCGCTGCTGATCTTCGCCATCCGGCCCACGGCGTGCCTGCCAGCCTCGACGATGAGGACGAACAGGATGGGCATGGTGGCGTGCATGCCTACGGCGATTTCGTCACCCCAGGAAGCGGCGACGTTGAAGGCGATCGTGGCGCCGGTGAGACCCCAGGCCGCGTAGCGCAGTAGGGGGAACGGCATGCGGAAGAAGGTGAGGAGGAGGTCAAGGGCAAGGAGGGTACCGATGCCGACGTCGACGCCGAGGGGGAAGACGCGGGCGAAGTCGCCGAAGTCCTTCTTGATGGCGAGCCTGACAACGGCGTTGTAGGAGCCTGCGAAGCCGATGCCAGCGATGGAGATGGCGCCGGCAACGATGGCGCCGATGGTGGCTTTCTGCGGCTTGGTGAGCTCGCGCTTGGTGCGGGCGTCGAGGCCCAGCGCGGGAGTGGTGGTGAGCTCAGTCTCGGTGTTTGCGATCGGGTTCACGTCTGGGCTCCTTCCTGGGTTAGCGAGTGGTCGGTGAGTGGTTGGGGGCGATGTGGTGGGCGCTGGTGGTGAGTACCCACAGTGCTGCGGTGGCGAGCGCGCGGAGTGTGGCGGCGAGGGTAAGGAGGCTGCCGGCCGCGATCGCGCGGAGGGTGTGGTGGTGGCCGGCGATGAGCTGCGGAAGGTCGAGGCGCAGGGCGGTGCCCGCGAGGGCGAGCACCGCGTACTGGGCGAGGATCGCGGTGGTGACTGCGGCGAGGGCGGGGGCGGGGAGCAGGGTGGCGGCGAGCACCGCGAGCGCTAGGGCGGTGGTGGTGAGGGCCTGCTGCTCGGCCGGGGCGGCGGTGCGGGCCACGACGGTCTCCTCTCTGGGTTAGGCGGGTGGGTCCGGGGCTCGGCTCCTACTTCGGGGTGACGACGAGGTCGAGCACGTTCCCGGGCACCTTCAGCAGGGTGGCGAGGTCGGCAGCGAGCGAGCCCAGGGTGTGCGGGATGTCGACCCTGGTGACGATCTGCTTCTGGTTGATGCCGGTGCCTGCGCTGTCGCGCAGCTCGGTGATGAGGGTGACGGCGTAGTTGCCCGGCGGAACCTGGGTACCGGCTCCGTTGCGGCTGATCGACATGGTGGTCATGGCGTGGTCGTCCTTTCAGGTGGTGGCTGCGGTGCGCAGCAGGTTGTGGATGTCGGCCTTCGTGCGGCCGGGCTCGTCGTTCCAGGTGTCGACCGGGATCGGGTGGCCGGCGCGGCCGAGGGCGTTGCCGATGAGGAGGCGGGCTTGCCAGGCGGTGGCGGGGGTGCCGTATCCGTGGGCGAGGACCTGGAGGTGGGCGCCGAGGACGCACACGGCGCCGGTGGCGTCCCAGAGGCCGCCCTGGGTCCAGCCGTGCTGGGTGATGTAGCGGTCCATCAGCTGCAGGTGCTCTCTCGCGGTGACTTGGATGGTGGGAGCCGGGCGACGGAGGATCCGGTCGGTGAGGGTGCGGGCGGGTTGGGGGTGGCCGGCCCACCAGGGCGGGGTGGTGCTGCCGTGGGCCGGGATGTGCACCGTTGGGGCGGTGCGCAGCGGGGTGGGTCCGCCGGTGGGGATGACGGTTTTGAGGTAGGCCTCGATCTCGGCGACCAGGAGGGGGCCGTACAGGTCCACGTCCAGGTCGAGCGGGGTGGTGATGGTGGCGGGCATCTTGGGGGTTCTCCTCTCCTGGTCAGCGAGCGTGCGATGGGTGCGGTCCGTGCGAGTGATGCGATACCGTGCACGGCCCGCCGGGAGGTCAGGCCCGGTGCCGGCCGCATCGCGACAGTGCGGCCGAGCCGTAGCCGACGCCGGAGGTGACGACGCACAGGCAGGCATCGCAGACGGCTCCGGGGATGGGCAGGCTCTCGGTGGCGTGCGCGACCCGCATCGGCTGGCCGCAGCAGGTGAGGTTGTCGTAGGCCTCGGGGGTGAGTGATGCGCCGTCGGCGAGCTGCGTGAGTGGGGTGGCTATGGCTCAGTCCTCCAGGTCGGTGGGGTACTCGCCGAGGCGGGCGGTCTCGGCGAGCGAGCGGTGTTCTTGTGCCTGTGCGAGGCACTCGGTCCGGCCGGGGCCGTCGGCCTGGGCGGCGAGAAGCTTCAGGGCCGCGGCTTCCCTCAGGTGGTGGGCCACTGCGGCGGCGCGTTTCATGTCGATGTCCCCCTGCTCCGGTGCGGTGTGTGTGAGGGTGCGGGCCTTGGCGTGGGCTAGAGCGCGGCGCGCAGGTCTGCGAGGGCCTGGTCGGCGGCCCGCTGGCTGGGGGTCAGGATGCTGCGCGCGGCGCCGTGGATCGTGGCGGGCAGCAGGGCGCGGATGTCGCGCTCGTTGACGCCGGCTGCGATCGCGGCCTTGTAGGCCTCGCAGGCGTCGGCGACGGACTGGCTGTAGGTGGCGTCGGCCGCGGCGTCGGCCCGGTAGGCGGACTCGCTGCGGGCGACAGCGTCGACAACGGTTCGGATGAGGTGCTGCTGGCTGGCCATGGTTCCTCCTGGGAGTGAGGCGGCGGGCTGGGCGCGGGGCTCTCCTGGTCGGCGTTCAGGCCGCGCGGAGCAGCTCGCGGGTGGCCGGGTACATGTCGAGCTGCGCGGCCAGGTAGCGCTGGGCGACGTCGTCCTGGATGCCGGCGCTGGCGGCTGCGACGCGGTCGTGGAGGTCGGAGCTGAACCGGGCGGAGAGCTCCTCGTCGTGGCGGTGCTGGTCGGCGCCGGTCCACTGCGGGGTGTCGGTGAGCGGGCCGTGAGCGGACCAGATCTGCCAGGACGGGGTCTGGCCGGCCATCAGCTGGCCCGTGTAGACGCCCCACTTGGCTTTGCGGTCGAACTGGTAGTCGCCGTGGACGAGGCCCCCGCTTCCGGAGCTTCCGATCGGGGCGATTGTGTAGTAGGTGACGCCGAGCTTGGCGACGGTGTTGACCCACTGGTCGTGTTCGCGGCGGGCCTCGGCGGCGTAGCGCTGGCTGCGGGCACTGTCGATGGCGCGGTTGAGGAGCCTCATACTGAGGTTGCCCTTCTTGCTCGTTGGCGGGTGGTGGGGTGTCCGGGGCGGCCGGCTGTGCTTGGCGGCTGATGGCGGCCGCCCCGGGGGCGGGGCTAGGAAACGTGCTCGGAGGCGTCGGACTTGGCTTGGGCGACTGCGGCATACCAGTTGGCCTGGTCGTTGAACAGACGCTTGCCGGGATCGCTGGCGTTGTTCCAAGTGCAGGTGCAGAACGCCTCGATGGTGTTGCCGTCGGGGCAGGCTGTCTCGGTGACCACCGCGGTGTGCTGACCGTTGCGGAACGCGGCGATGTCACCGCGGCCTGGGTAGATTTCGTGGGGAAGCACTGCTTTGGCCTCCTTGCGGCCAGGTCTGGGCTGGGTTGCGTGGTCAGGACCAGTGCCAGACCGAGCGGGTGCGGGCCGCCTCTGCGGCGGCTGCGCCGAGTTCGTAGCAGGCCTGCTGCCATGTCGGTGAGGCGAACGGGGTGAGGGCCTTGAACGCGGCGCCCATGCGCGCGGCCTGGTCGGGCTGGATGTCGAAGGTGTCTCCGCTGCCCCGGTTGAACAGTGGGCTGATGGCGGCCCAGTCGCTTCGTGGGGCGATCTGCTTCAGGTACTCGCCGAGTTCGGTGTGCGCACTGTAGGAGCGGGTCCCGCCGGTCTGGTTGTGGTCCCAGGACCAGCCCATCAGTTCTTCCGAAGCTGTTCGGGCCGGTAGGTGCGCTCTCCGAGTACCGCCTCGACGAGTCGGTTGTCGATGCCCTTCACAGAGACCAGCTGGCCGACGTCATCGGTCTGGACCTGGACGACGGTGCCGGTGCGGCCGAGGGTCTTGGGGTTCTGCCCGTCGGTGTTGATCACGGTGACGCTGTCACCCTCACGAACGGCCATCAGGCGGCAGCCCGGTAGACGTCGACGTAGCCAGCGGGCAGGTGGAGCTCCTGCGCGGCGAACGCGAGGACCTCCGCGTCGGTGACCGCACCGTACGTGTGGACGGGCTTGAAGACCGGGCCGGCGAACTCGGGGTGCCGGACGATCAGGCGGGCGGGCTCGCCCAGGATCCGGTCGGTGAAGTTCTTCATGATGTCCCTTCAGAATCAGACGTAGAGGGCGTAGGCGATGCCGCTGAGGATGAGGATCACGAGGATCACTACGGGGATGAGAGCAGCCAGGCGGTGGGCCTCCTCCCTTGCGCTGTCCTGAGGGGTGATGAGGTATCGGAGGTAGCTGCCATCGCCGTCCATCAGGTTGCCTTTCACGCGGCGGCCGGGTAGCGGATGGTGTCCGCGCCGAGCCGGTAGAGGAGGGTCGTGGCCAGAGCCTCGGCCTCGTGCTCGGCAGCGTCGATGACGGCGTCGCGTTCGGCGGGGGTGGCGTCGGGGCGCAGTCGGCCGAGGGCGATCTGCATGCTGGCGATGCCGTCGCGCTGCTCCTGCAAGGTGGCCATCAGACGGTTCCTTTCAGAGTCGGGCGGCGGCCTCACGGACCGCCTGGACGGTGTCGTACGGGGAGTCCTCCAGCGCGAAGACCTCCGCGCTGGGCAGTGCGGCGAGCATGCGGGCCGCGTGGGTGACGCATCCGTTCGCGTTGATGTACGGGTTCCACTGGACGACATGGGCCACGACCGGGCCGTCACACGGGGGTTGTGCCTGCTTGCTGTGGTTCGCGGCGGACTGGGCGGCGTCGCAGTAGGCGCTCACTCGGTGTCCTCGTCGAACGGTTCGGTGAGGATGTCGATGTACGGGGTTCCGTCTGCGGCGGTCATGAGCGACAGGAGCTCGATCAGGCCGGCGCTGTTGGGGTCGTCGATGTCGACGGGGACCGGGTCACCGTTGCCGGCCATCAGACGATGTCCAGCGGGGTGCGGACCTGGGTGGCTTCGAGGTCGGTGATCTCCTGGACCTCCGCCCGGAACTGCTGGGCCAGGGTCTCGCGCAGGCCCTTGTCCTTGGCGGCGAGGAACTGCCTTGCCGTGGTCCGGGCCTTCGTTTCGAGGGCGGCGATCTGCTCGTCGAGGGTCACTGCTTGTCCTCCTTCTTGATCGGGTCGATGGGCTTCCGCGGCCGCGGGATCCTGGGGATGACCGGCCGGTTGTCCCAGTCGGTCACTTCGTGGGCTGCGGGGGGAGGGGCGGGAGGGGCTGGTGGCCGTAGCCGCCGTTCGTGGAGTGGTCGCCGGCGCCGTCGGCGAAGGCACGGTCGTAGTGCATGGGGTCCTCCTTGCTGGGGGTGATGGTCCGCTGGCCGATCGGGGGAGCCCCGAACGCCGGCGAGGGGCGGGACGGCTGCGGGCCGGGTTCAATGGGGTCGAGGCCGGGCCAGCCGTTGTGCGGGTCAGGCATCAGGCGGCGTCCGCCAGGTCGTGCATCGCCTGGATCTTGGCCGCGACGACCGCGCGGGGGATGCGGATGGCACCGCCGCGACCGGCCTGGCCGCGGGACCACTGCTTGCCGTGGCGGATCGCTTCGAGCTCTCCGTCCTGCACCCAGCGGTAGATGGTGGGGATGCTGACCCGGAGCGCTTTCGCGACCTCCTTGACGGTCAGGACCGGTGGACTCTCGGGCAGCATGCTGAAGCCCTCCTTCCGAGGGGTTCCTCGTTGGCTGATGGACACAACTATATAGGTTCTCTTGAGAAGCTGCAATGTTCTCAGGCTGTGTTCGAGCTACCAGGGCCGCAACCTTGTGCCTTAACTTGAAAGGCGACAAGGTTTCCCGCTCTGTGCCAAAAGGAGGCGACTGATGGCTGACGAAGGCCAGCTGGACGCGTCGGCTGCCTACCTCCGAGCACCCACCAGCGGACACCGCGATGCATGGAGCGAGCTCGCACGCGCATCTGGGCGGCAGGGTGGTCAACGGCTGATTGAAGTGGGTGAAGTCGAGGCGCCAGAAGGCGTCGCCTGCGCGCTCCGTTTGCCCGTAGGGGCGCTCGTCTCGATCCGGCGCAGGGTGATCACGCTTGATGGCCGTGCAGTGGAAGTCGCAAGTTCCTACTACCCGGCCGACATAGCGGCGGGCACTCCGCTGGCGAGACCCGCACGCATTCGAGGCGGGGCTGTGGCGGTGTTGGCAGCCCTCGGGCACCAACCAGTGGTTGCTCACGAGGAAGTGGCGGCCAGGCCAGTGTCAGCAGCTGAGCTGGAGATCCTTGACGCGAACCCGTCTGACTGGGTCCTCGATCTCCTGCGAATTGCTCTGGATGTGACTGGGCGCCCTGTCGAGGTCTCTCTGATGACCATGCTGGCCGTTGGCCGGAAGCTCCACTACACCGTCGAGATCGGCTGAGATCATGAAAGAACACGACATCAGTACCACCAGTGAGGCACCGGACAAGCCGACTCTTGAGCAGGAAAAGGGCGCCTGGCCGCAACACGAACTCCTGGCGAGCTACCTGCGCGACGGCATCCTGTCCGGCGACTTCCCTGCCGGCAGCCTGCTGCCGTCGACGAGGCTCCTGCGAGAGAAGTTCGGGGTTGCACCCCAGACCATCAAGCACGCAAATGACCAACTGGCCAGCGAGGGCCTTGTCCGCAGCCACCGAGGCAAGGGCATCATCGTGCTTGATCGCCGCCCACAGACCGTGGTGCCTGCGGCGACCAAAAGGCCGGCAAACCCGGGTGACCCGTATCGCTGGATCACCGAAGCATCGAAGAGTGGGCTGCAGGGAGCGAGTGTCCTTCTCGACGTAGACGAGGTCGTTCCGCCCAAAGACGTTGCGCGGGCGCTCGGACTTGGGGCGAGTGGCGTGGCCCTTCGGCGCGAGCAAGTCCTCACGCTCGACGGCGAGCCGGCCGAATACGTGAGGGCGTACTACCCTGTGGATATCGCGCGAGGCACTGAGATCGCCGTTCGCAAGCGGATCAGGGGCGGGACGCCGCGGGTCCTTCAGGACCTTGGGTATCCGCCGCTCAGGTGTGTGGACACTGTTTCGGCGCGTGTTCCGACGCCGGACGAGGTCAAGGCCCTGGGTACGCCCACCAAGGTTCCAGTCCTCAGGACACTGCGCGTGGTTCACAGCGTTGACGACAGAGTGGTGGAGGTCGCTGTGATGGCGAAGGCAGGCCACCTCTACGAGCTGCAGTACGACTTCTAGCCCCTGCGTCGGGAGCGATCAAGCTACGGCCCTGCCTTAGTCATGGCGGGGCCGTAGTAGTTGCTAGCCGAGTTCTCCGAGGAGCCCGAATGAGCGGGCCAGGACTGTGTTCAGCTCGGCCATCTGGGGAGGGCGCAGGCGACCAGCGAAGCGTTCGAGGCGGGACTGGTCGATGGTCATCACCTGAAATCCCAGGATGTCACCGGCATCGGGGAGGGGGTCACCAGCCTGAAGGGTCACCGTGATGGGGGAGGTTTCGCGAACCCTGGTTGTCATCGCCGCGACGGTCACCGTAGGCATACGGCTATTGAACGAGTCCAGCGAGATCACGACGGCGGGCCGATGGCCGGCCTGCTCTGAACCGCGTGCTGGGTCGAAGTCCACCCAGTAGATGTCTCCCCGCTGAGGGGACGGCGGCCGCCTGAGAGGCGGAGGGCTCGGTACGGGCACTCGGACAGCTTAGTACTCGGGCCACTCCGCCGAACCCGCATCCCATGCGGCCGCAGCCCACTCTGCCGACTCGTCGGCGAATACTGCGAACGCATCTCCCAAGCCATCATCGGGGGACGGCGTGGCGGTGGCGAGTTCCACCTGTGGAGAGCTTTGCAGGGAGAGGGACAGCCAGGGGAAGCACTCCGCGAGGCTTGCTGACGGTGCGCCGACAAGTGGGTAAACCACCTGGGCGGAGTTGCTCTGAGAAGGTGCGGTGCTCATGGCTGTTCCCCCTGTGCCTCGTCGTAGATCTCGGCCGCCGACTCCAGGATCTTGATGAGCTCCTGGATACGGTCTCGTGTCAGGACGAATCTGCCAAGAGGTTTCACGGGCAGCTTATGCCCGGATTCGGCCAACCGCTCGACGATCTCTTCGTCCGAGCCGAACAGTAGGGGTGGCTCAAGGATCCCCATGGTCAGGTAGATGGAGTCTGGCCGGCCTGACGCGTTTGGAACGCCGAGCGCAACGGCGAACTGGTTGGTCGGTTGAGCAGGGCCGGCGGGGTCTTCCCACACCAGTCGGAACTTCGCGGTGTGTGCCGTGGTGCTCGTGATGGGGGGCTTGGTCACACGGACAGTCTGCCACCGTCAACTGATCAGCATGCAGGCGCCAGCCAGGTTCCGCTGCGACTGGCCACCCTAAGGGGGGAACTGCCACGTATTGGCTGCGCCTGCGATTGCAGTTCAGGGCGCGCGCAGTCCCGAGAACATTGAAACTTCTCAATAGAACCTATAAGGTTTGATGTGCTGCACAACGTAAGACGGCCCCGCAGTAGGTGCGGGGCCGCGACTTCACCGCGCGTGCAAGTGGCCTGGTAACCGGAACACGCGCAGATCGGAGATCTCCATCATGGCATTCGCCGTCAAGAGCGTCGACGTCACCCCGGCGGTGACCCGATGATCGCCGTCACCGTCGCCCGCCCCACCGAGAACACCGCCGTCGGCCTCATGCCGGTCCGTGAGCTCGGCAACCTCGGCGCCTACCACCTCGCCCGGTTCGCCCTCAAGACCGGGGACATGTACGGCGCCCGCCTGTTCACCAAGAGCTACCTGCGCGCCCTGGCCGGCGGCAAGGTGGGGGAGTCGCTGTGATCACCATGACCGCCCCGCGGATCACCGCCGGCCTCGTCCCCGTCGAGTTCGGCAACCCCGGGCCCGCGATGCACCCCGTGCAGATCGACGCCGTCACCCTGATCGTCGGCTACGACCCGCGGGTCCTCGACGCCGACCTCGTTACCACGATCCTGCAGTCCGTGCACGGCGCCGACCTCGTCATCGTCGAGGAGGTGCCTGAGTGAAGCTCCTCCAGTCCCTCCACAAGGACCAGCCTGGCGCGGCCGCCCAGATCGCCGCGACCGCGGACGACGCCCGCACGCTCGGCTTCGAGAACGTCGCGACGCACTACGAGCCCCAGACAGGCCACCACACCGTCACGGGTGACCTGCCCGCGGCGACGGCGCAGCGCACCGTCGACCGGATCCTCGGCCGCTGAGGCCTGCTTGGGCCGCCCCGTGATGGGGCGGCCCCTCGTTCACCCTCACCTTCGTGTCCAGCTGGAGAAGCCGTGTTCCTGCGTACCCCTGCCGCCGTACTGGCGGTGCGCTGATGGGGATCAAGCTGGTCGAAGAGGTCATGGACTGGTGTCCGGATGATGTGACGCCAGCGCAGCGCTGGTGTTTGACGGTGTTGGCGCGGGATGCGAACGACGCGACCCGGGAGACCTTTCACGGCCCGGAGCATCCCGAGATCCTGCGCCGGGTGCGGTTGTCGGCGAAGCGGTGGGAGGCGGTGCGGTCGTCGTTGTTGAAGCGGGGGTTGATCGAGCCGGTGTCAGGTGGGTATCGGGGGCGTGCGGGGCGGTATCGGATCGCGTGCTTGTTCGCTCCGTGTGTGATTGGGGACGGTCGAAAGACCCCTGGTTTTCGGGGGGCTTTCGGTGGCTACCAGCCGGTAAGGGGGCAGAAAGACCCTCAGGTTCCGGGGGTCAATCACTCTGAAAGCCCCCCGGAACCTGAGGGTCTTTCGTCGGAAAGCCCCCTGGAACCCGAGGGGCAATCGGCCGAAAGACCCCCGGAAACCAGGGGTCCTACTCCTCCTTCTTTCTCCTCCCAACCACCCTCCTCCCGACCCGCGCCTCCCGAGCCGCCCACCGGACCCGAGCCGGACGACGGACGGGAGGGCGGGGGGACCGCCTCACGGCGGCAGGACAACCCCGCCTACGCCGCCCTCGCCCGCATCGCAGCCCGCCACCACCAACTCGCCCTCGGCGAAAACGAGATCGCCACCCTCGCCCCACTCGTCGCCCCCTGGCTCCAGCGGACCACCGAGGCCCGCATGGAGCACGCGATCACCACGGGCATGCCCGCTACCGTCACCAACCCTGTCGGGTTCCTGCGCCGCCGGCTCGTCGAGAAGCTCCCTCCGCCGCTCGCCGCCGTCCCCGACGAAGAACGCTGCGGTCGCCCGAACTGCGACCCGATCACCCACATGGTCACCCTCCCCGGAGGCGACCAAGCGCACTGCGCCACCTGCCACCCCACCGGGCGCGCCCTCGCCCGCCGAGCCCAAGGAACCGCCGCATGACCGACCACGACGACGACCAGGCCCTCGGCCCCGTCCCGCCGCAGGACCTCCACGCCGAACGCGCCGTCCTCGGCGCCATGCACCTCGCCTCCACCGCGGTTGCCGATGCCGTCGGCACCGGCCTGCGCGGCAGCGAGTTCTACCGCCCCGCCCACGAAAAGATCTACGACGCGATCGTCGCCCTGTACGCCGCCGGCGACCCTGCCGACCCGATCACCGTGTCCCGGCAGCTGGCCGTCACCGGCGACCTGGACAGGTGCGGTGGGCCCGGCTACCTGCACACGCTCGTCAAGGCTGCTCCGGCGGCGGCGAACGCCGAGTACTACGCGGCGATCGTCCGCGAGAAGGCCCGACTGCGTACTCTCGCGGTGGCGTTGAACCGCGGCTCGCTGATGATCGCCCAGGCCGAGGGCGATCCGGCCGAGGTTGTCGAGGCGATCCAGGCGGAGATCATTGCCGCAGCCGGGAACCCGGACGGGCCGGGCGCGTCCTCGGTCGGCCTGGCCGTCGTGCGCGACACCCTGGGAGCTGCTCTCGATGCGATCGAGGCCGTCAACGAGGGCTCTACGCCGATCGGCGTCCCGTGGGGCTTCAGGGACCTGGACGCGCTGACCGGTGGCATGCACCCCGGCCAGATGATCGTCATTGCAGGGCGGCCGGGCATGGGCAAGTCCACCGGAGGTATGGACATCGCCCGGTCCGCCGCGATCGGGCACGGCCTCGGCACGGCGTTCTTCTCGCTGGAGATGTCCCGTGTCGAGATCATGAAGCGGTTGATCTGCGCCGAGGGATGCGTCCCCCTGCACCACATGCAGGTCAAGGCTGGCATGACGGATGACGACTGGACGCGGGTTGCGAAGGTCATGCCGCGGATCTCGGACGCTCCGCTGTACCTCGACGACTCGCCGGACCTGACGATGACGTCGATCCGGACGAAGGCCCGCCAGATCGCCGCTGAGACCGAGTTGAGGCTCATCGTGATCGACTACATGCAGCTGCTGCGGTCCGGGGGCGGGCACCGCTACGAGTCCCGGCAGCAGGAGGTCTCGGACCTGTCGAGGTCGATCAAGTTGCTGGCGAAGGAGTTGGAGATCCCGGTGATCGCCCTGTCGCAGCTGAACCGCGGCCCGGAGCAGCGCACCGACAAAAAGCCGATGGCGGCTGACCTGCGGGAGTCCGGGGCGATCGAGCAGGACGCCGACTTGATCATCCTGTTGCACCGTGAGGACGCCTACGACAAGGAGTCGGCGCGGGCGGGGGAGGCGGACTGGATCGTGGCGAAGAACCGGTCGGGGCCGACGTCGACGATCACGGTCGCCTTTCAGGGGCACTATGCCCGTTTCGTCGACATGGCTGCGGATCTTCGGGCAGCCTGACCACCATCACCGAAAGGAGCGCCATGAAGCGCGAGTTGAACATCATCTGCCAGACCTGACGAGGATCCGCCAGCGTGCTGACCGGCGGCCTGTGACGAGAGCGCCCCACCGTGCTTGGGACACGGTGGGGCGCTGCGGTGTTCGGCGGGCAACGTGAACACCTCGGGGTGACCACCCCTCGTGCCGTGGAACGCTACGCCTGCGGAACGGGGGAGTCCACATGTTGCGCAGCAGTCACTGCCGTGGCGGCCGGCCCCACGTCGTGTGCGTCGGCATCTGGCCCGGGCCCGGGGGATGCCCCATCCCGCCGTTGCTGTCGTGCTGTGGCGGCCCGAAATAGCCCGGCTGCCCCGGAGGTCCACCAGGGTCCTGAAAGCCCGTGTACGGGCCCTGTGGGGCCGCGACCGTCACCGTAGTCTTCGTCTTCCGGCCCATCGCCGCCGCGATCGGCCAACCAGTGATCGCCCACAGGCCACACGTGATGATCGACAGAAACACGTGCAAGCCGTGGTTCGCACCCCGCTTCGTCACCCGCGTCTGCCGCTGCGGACCAGGCGGGGGAGGGTAGTTCTGGTAGGACAAGGCGCTGCTCCTCGACTCCGGAGAACTGACTCGCCGAGCCTCCCAGGACCCACCCCCGGCCCGTCGGCGACGTGATGAACCTGTGACGTCACCGCACCCCAGCCGACTCCCGCGCCACCAACTCGCCCGCCTGCAACCGGCAATCCCGCCACACCACGAACCACCGCCGCCACGCCAGATACTGCGCCTCGCGGTCGAACCACGTCTCCAACGGCAACCGCTCCGGACACCCGTCCGGCAACGGCGCCACCCACTCGATGTTCGCCGCCGGCAACTCCGCGCGGATCACCTCCCGCTCCACGGCGATCGCATCGTTCCCGCCGCACTGCAGCCACTCGACAGTCGTCCGCGACCGGTCCACGTCCCGCCACCACGGCGTCGCCTTGCGGTGCTCCCGGAACCGGCGCTCCGGCGCCGTCGACAAGCCGACATACAGCAGCAGCCCGTTCCCGTCGTACAGCCGGTACAGGCCCGTCGGGCCATTCCAGAACGCGGCGTTGCGGGCCGCCACCTTCACGTCCCAACAGGGCCGACACCGGTCACCGGGCCACCGGCCGGGAGAGTGCTGGCCGCAGTCACGGCAAGGGCCGGCGCCCTGCGATCCGAGGAGCTCCATTCAGGTCAGATGGCCCGCACTCGGGGCTGGCTCTCCGTGACCCGGTACCTGGCCGACTCGACCACGGACGCGGGGAACACGAACACCGTGTACTCGCCGCTCGGGTCCGGGGGGACGGTGCTGGAGGACCGCGTGTCGACGTGCACGAAGCCGTTGTCGAACGCCACCCGGACGTTCGCCAGCTGGTCGAGGAGGAGGGACTGGTGGCCCGGGGACGGGATGAGCTTGTCCTTGAGGCGGAGCTCGACTCCGCGGATCCACTGCAGAGAATTGTTCATGGCGGGAGGCTAGCGGCGGGGTCGGACAATCAGCCCCCGCCGGTCGGCGCGAACGGCGTGTCGCTGTGGGGGACTTCCGCTCTGCCGGATGTGCTGGCTACAATCGCCGCCACGTCGGCCGGGTGCCCCAAGCCCGGACCACGACCAGTCGAAGGCTCCACCCGCGCCAGGGTGGGGCCTTCTTGCGTTCCCGGACCAAGGAGACCCTCGTGCCCCACTGCAACCGGCTCGCCGGCCACTGCACCGAGACCGGCGACCACTGGCTCCACTACGGACCCACTCACGCGATCCCCGCCCCGCCGGCGGCAGGCCACCCGAACCTGGTCGACCTACGGCTGGAGGAGTACGAGGAAGGCGGGCCGCTCCTCGTCCTCGCCTGGGGCGGTGATACCGCCAGTCTCAGCCCGGGCGGGGCGCTGCTCCTCGCCGCCCACTTCGTGCGGTTCGCGGCCCGCATGGTCGTCGCGGCCGTCCAGCTGGCGAAGGCCCGCCGCACCGCCTGAACCCCGCCACTGCAAGCCCCCGCCCACTCGGGCCGGGGGCTTTCTTCATGCCCGCACACACAAGGCCCCGCCGAGTCGGCGGGGCCTCTCATACTTGGGCAGGGTGGAGTCGACGCGCTGTGCCTGATCATGGCCAGCTGATGGTGGTGGGTCGATGCCAAATGTGCTGATCAGTCTCCGAGAACCTCTCCCATCGATCGTCGGGTCCTGAGTCCAGGAGCCGCTCGATGGTTGACTCGGCCCACTGCGCGAAGGCTGCGCGCTGTGCACCCTTCACTCCGCGCTTGACTGCCACCTTCAACAGATAGCCGGCCTGGGCCCGCCGGGCGAGGACGAGGCCGTCGTGGCGCGGGTCTGCGTCTGGGGGCAGGTCAGTCTCCAAGATCCTGATCCCACGGCGAAGCAGGAGCTCTTCTCCAGTGTTCACGAGGCGTCGGCACCGTCCGTCGGGCGTCGCGTCGCTTCGGCTTGCTCGGCGATGGCGAGCGGCACCATAGCGGCGATCCGTCGACCGCGGCTGGTCAGGTAGGTGATGCGGCCGTGAGCGGCCGCCGCGTTGATGACGTCGGCGAGGTTGGCACGGACGTCGGCAGTGCTCATCTCAACGGCTTCGTTATTCATGAACGGGAGTGTACTCCGGCGTTCGTTCATGTACACTGGTGTACATGAATGTGGATCGGGGGTCGAGGATTCCCCGGAGGCACTCGTCCTGCTATCACGTCGGATACTCACTGAACTGCAATGAGTACGACGATCTTCGCGGGCTGGCCGCCGGTCGCTGCATGATGTGCAGCGAAGCAACCGCCCGGCTCTACATCGACCACGACCACCAACTTGGGACGTGGGCCGTTCGCGGCCTGATATGCCACACCTGCAACCAGGGCCTGAGGTACGTCGATGCGGGCACCAGGCACGCTGGCCCGGAAGTCAACGAGTACCTCGCCCGTGCCTGGCATCGCGATCAGCCAACCAGCGCCGCCAAGCAGGCCCGCTCGCGAAAGCGTGTCGCCTGCCCAACTTGCGGGCGTGATACCGCGATCAAACGGGACGGATCTTTATTCCGGCACTGGTCACGCCTGTCGGGTCCCACGCGTTACCGCGACGCCAGCGTCGACGCCGGCCCCCGCATCATCCGCCACTGAAACCGAGGAACCGATGACCCCCTTGCCGCCCGACCTGCTCGACCACCTCGCCGCCGTCGGCAACAGGGCCCTCAGCGACCACTACCACGACGACCTCTGCGGCTGCTCCCCGTGGCCCAACTCCTGCGTCAGCCGGTACAACGCCAGTGGCTGGGACACCAGCGCGTTCGACATCGCCCTGCCCGCCATCACCGCCGCATACGAGAAGGCCAAGGCGCAGCAGTAACCGTGGACGCCACGCACATCAGCTACCACCTCGGCGACCGAACCACCCACCCCGGAACCCGCCGCACCTGTACCGACTGCACCGTCGAAGACCAGTGGTTCCGCACCAGACAAGCCCCATGCCCCCAGTGCGGAACCCCCCTCGCCACGCGAGACCTCTACGACGGCACCATCCCCGCCCACAACTGCCAAGCCAAGGAGCAGCAGTGACCACGCCGAAGCGCAAGGCCAAGCCGTGGGCCGTCGTCCTCAATGCCCCCGGCGGCCCGCTCCGCACCGAGCACACCAGCGAAGCCAAGGCCTACGAGCACGTCCGCGCCGAACTCGCCGCTGCCCGCGCCGGCGCCAGCCGCGTCACCCGCATCCGAGTCGAGCAGTGGGACCGGCCGGCCGGCCGGTGGCAGCTGTTCGACCTCATCGACCCGAAGGAGCAGCAGTGACTCCCGACGACATCCCCACCAGCGTCACCAGCCTCGTCTACACCGATCCGTCCGGCATCGTCCTCAGCCAGAACCAGGCCGCCGCGTTCCTCGCCCACTACTGGCCCGCCATCGATCAGGACCGCGGGCCCGCTCCCTGGCGCGAGACAGCCCACCCCCGCTATGGCGAGGACGGCCAGTGGATCGACTCCCGCGACTGCACCAAGGCCGCCCGGATCGCCCGGGGACAGCAGTGACCACGAACGGAGGCGCCTCCGCCTCCTATGTCTGGTGCTTTGACCACGGCCGCACCCACAACTTCTCCCACGGCGCCTGGTGCACCGCATGGTGGACCCCGCTCACCGGGAACACCGAAGCCGAAGCGCTGACCGACAAGACCAACCGGTTCGGCGACGCAGTGTTCTACAACGACCTGCCGACCGACCAGCAGATCGCACTCGCCAACGCATGGCAGGACGGTGCCGACCACTCCGACTGCATCCAGCCCCACCGCACCGTCGACGGCTACACCGACTGCGACGGCCAACCCCTCTGACTCTGAGGAGTAGCAGTGATCCGCAAGGTCTACCTCGACACCGAGTTCATCCCCTCCGACCCCACCACCAGCGGCCTCATCAGCATCGGCCTCACCGACAACCAAGGCCGCGACTACTACGCTGTCAACGGCGACATCAACCCGCCCGACGTTGCCTTCCACCCTTGGCTCGGCAAGCATGTCTGGCCCTACCTCCCGAAGAACAACGCCGGGTTCCTCGATCACTTCCACCCCGACGTCAAGCCGCTCGCGCAGATCCGCAAGGACATCGCCCGCTACTTCGCCGATCACCAGCCAGCCCATCTCTACGCCTGGTACGGCGGCCAGGACATCTGCCGCCTCCACTCCCTCTGGGACAACGACTGGTCCCGCATGCCCGAAGACATCCCGCAGTGGTTCCACGAACTGCAGTCCCTTGCCTGGCAATCCGGCAACCCGCAACTACCGCAGCAAGACGGCGGCGAGCACCACGCCCTCGCCGACGCCAAGTACAACCGGCAGCTCCACGAGTTCCTGAGCGGAGTGAAGCGATGAGAGTGCCCCGTTTCGGGTTCACCGTCGAGTACATCAAGGAACTCTGGCTCGACGACGACAACAAGCCCGGCTGGAAGGTCCACCTCCCCCACCAGTGTGACAACTGGCGCATCGACGCTGACACCGCCTACGCCGACCCCAGCAGCCAACAGGCCGCGCTGTACAGCCTCGACAAGTTCATCGCCGAGGCGCAGCAGGCCCGTGCCGCGCTGGCCCGGGGCGAGCAGTACCCGCCAGCCGAGGGGTAGAGGTGAAGGCACCCCGGAGACCACGAAGGCCCCGCCACGATCGCAGTGGCGGGGCCTCTTCGTCTCCTATGGCTCGCGTTGCCCGGGTATCTGGACCCAGCCACGTGCCGCAGCGCCGTCGCGCAGCCAGGCGACGGCGAAGTCGAGGAAGAGATCCTGCGGACGCTGGTCCTCGGGCAGGCCCAGGATCGCGACGAGCCGGCCAGCAGGAGTGTTGCCGGTATCGCACCGGAGGCACAGGAACAGCTCGATGCCGTCGCCGAGGGGAAGGTGGGCGGTGAGAGCGGCCGGTTCGCCGCAGCGGGGGCAGGGCGGCATGTCGCCGGTGCGGTTCACTTGGAAGTCGGCCATGTCGGTCAATGCGGGCTCCTCCCTGAGGGGTGGCCAGGATGATCCCGGTGATCATGCGGAGTCAATACCTTGATCCGCAACAGGCCGCTACCGTTCACCAATGGCCGTCACCACCCTCCCCGCCCAGGCCCGCCCCGCACGAAGACCAGACCGCCGTCACACCCCGCACCTGGCCCTCGCCGCAGGCCTGTTCGCCGCCTACACCCTCACCTCGGTCCTCCGATACCAGCGCTACGCATCGCCCAGCTGGGACCTCGCCATCTTCACCCAAGCCGTCAAGGCCTACGCAGCGTTCGGCCCGCCGATCGCCCCGATCAAAGGCGACGGCTTCAACCTCCTCGGCGACCACTTCTCACCCGTCACCGCGACGCTCGCCCCGGCCTGGTGGATCGCCCCCAGTGCGATCACCCTCCTCGTCGCCCAGGCCGCACTCATGGCCTGGTCCGCCGGCATCGTCTCCGCGACCGCCGAACACCTCCTCGGCCGGGCCCGCGGCCTATGCACCGGCGCCGCATACGGCCTCAGCTTCGGGATCCTGCGAGCCGTCGACTTCGAGTTCCACGAGATAGCGTTCGCCGTCCCCCTCCTCGCCATGACCGGCCGCCAGCTGATCCTGCGCCGCTGGACCCGCGCCGCCTGGTGGGCACTGCCGCTACTCCTCGTCAAAGAAGACCTCGGCCTGACCGTCGCCGCGATCGGCCTGTACATCGCCCTCGCCAGCCGACACCGTGTCCTGGGCGCAACACTGGCCGTCCTCGGCCTGGCAGCGATGACGGCATGCGTCTGGTGGCTCATCCCGCACTACAACCCCGACCACGCCTACCCGTACTGGGACCGAATCCCCGCCGGCCCCTGGTGGCACACCCCCGCCGACGCCGCCACCCGCCTACAGACCTGGAAGACCCTGGGCTGGACGCTCGGCATCACCGGCCTCCTCGCAGCCAGATCCCCACTCGCCCTCGTGGCCGCCCCCGGCCTGCTGCTGCGCCTCGCCTCCAGCAACGAAGGCATCCACGGCACCGGCGCGCACTACTCCGCCACCGCCATGCCGATCATGTTCCTCGCCGCTGCGGACGCCGCCACCAGGCTCCGCCGCTCACCGAAGATTCCGCTGCGCCAAATCGCAGACCGCGCCATCACCACACTCCCCGCCATCTCCCTCGCCCTGATGTGCGCCTTCGGATACGGCATCGCCGACCTCACCAGAGTCCAAGCCTGGACCGGCACCGAAGTAGGCGCTGCCCGGGCCGCGGCCGCCCGCATGATCCCCGACGGAGCCAGAGTCGAGGCTGGAATCGCCGTGTCCCCCCACCTTGCCGGCCGGGCGACCGTGTACTGGACCGGCGACCCGCACCGGCCCGTCGGCTGGATCGTCATCGACCGCCCGGAGTGGCCGGAGGCCCCCGCCGATCTGGTCGGCTATGCCGCGGCGGAGAACGGGGGAGCCCGGTACCAGGTGGTGTCCGAGCGGGCAGGGATTGTGGTGCTGCGTCTGACCATCACAAACACATAGAACGCACGTTCGATATCGTGGGTGTGTGAGCACAGCCCTCCACCCCACATGGTGCGACCCCGCACACTGCGACGTCCCCGACCGCCAGCCGCTCGGAGCCCGCGGCGGCGCCCACCGCTCCAAGCTGGTCGCGCTCAACCTGGAAGCCGAAGCCCGCGGCGAAACTGGCCACGTCTACGCCGGCCTCGCCCAATCCGCCCGACCCCGCGCCGGCGTGTTCCTCAAATGGATCATCAACGGCGAAGTCGTCGGCCACCTCCCCCTCGCCGACGCCGAACCCCTCGCCTGGCTCATCGCCGACGGACTCGCCAACCTCCGCGGCGACGACCAGCCCATCGAACACGCAAAAGCGCCCGACCAGTAGGCCGGGCGCAACGGGCGAGAGTGGCTACTTGGGCGTCGGCACCTCGAACGCGTGGCAGGGGCTGGAGAACCGCATCACCTGGCCGTCCGAGAAGTCCAGCTGGAACATGTTGGTCCGGCCGCACGTCGGGCACTTGCTCCTCCCGCCGAGGGGCTTGCCGTCGGCGTCGAAGAAGTTGCGGAGGTGTGCGGCACTGACCGGGACGTACTCGGGGTTGCTCATGAGTCCTTTCTAGTGGTCCCTAAAATGCCCGGCCAGAGCCCGAAAGGGTCACCCGAAATGGCTCGGCAGGTTGGAACTATCCACGCCGTTACGCGAGAGCGTCAGGCCGTCACGGTGGGATGCGGTAAGTCATGGCCGGCTCGGGCGGCGCGGTGATTGGACTGCGTGGGTGCCCCGTTGCCGTGCCTGGGGTCAGTGGCGGTGGGTGGGCGGGCCGTACGGGAACTGCTGCCAGGCCGGTCGAGGCTCGCAGCAGAAGTCGCCGTCGTAGTTGGCCGTCCGCTCGCGGTACCGGCGGAGCGTGACGAGGGCGTCCTCGCCGTCGGCCCAGGACAGTTCGCCGCGCGGGTTGCGGGCGACGAGCCAGTCGGGGCCGAGCGCCTCGACGGTGCAGCAGGTGTAGTGGTCGCGGCCGAAAACCCCGCCACAGAATCCGTGAAGAATGTCGCCGACGGCGATGGGCTGGTTCATGAGGCTCCTCAGGGTTGGTAGTCGGCGAGGTCGCGGATGACGGTGATGGTCGGCGGGGTGATGGGCGGGGTCGGGGCGTCGGCGCTGTCGGCGAGGATGCGGTCAGTGATGGCCTGGTCCGTGTACCGCTCGTCCTGGTGGCGGTCGTCCGCGCAGCTCACGGCCGGACCTTGCTGGCCAGCCGGTGGCAGGAACACGTGTCGGGGCAGGTGCCGTCCGGGAGGCGCTCGTCCAGGCCCGCGTACCCGGCACTGCCTGCCGTGCTGGTGGTGGCCCCGTCGAGGGCGGTGTGGGTGAGGCGGCGGCCACCTCGGACGGTCTCGGTGTTGATCGGCATGCCGCAGTCGCACCCGTCGAGCGGACGGCAGACGCAGGGCTGCCCGCCGTCGAGGATCGTGGTGATGCGGCCGCAGACGTCGCGGGTAGCGTCGTCGTCCTCGTCGTGCTGGCCGTACACGGAGGCGACCAGCCGCTCGCACTCGGCCCGGGCGGCGTCGATGCGGGACTCGGCACGCTCGGCACGCTGGTAGTGGATGTCGACCATGCCGCGGGTCAGCCGCACGAACTCCGCGTACTGGGCGCTGAGGATGTCGACGGTGGTCTCGGCGTCGGCGGCCCGGGCCTGCTGGCGGCGGGCCTCCAGGATGGTGGACTGCCAGGCGCGGCGGGTGTAGGCGGCGCGGCGGCGGGCGGACTGCCAGGCGGCCCGGTAGCGGTCGGCGCGGCGGCCCGGCCGGCGCCACGCGGCGAGCTCGTCCTCGGCGGCCCGCAGGTCGGTCGCGGCCTTGGCGGCCCGGGCGAGTGCGTCGTCGCGTTGGCGCGTGAGTTGCTGCTGGTAGGTCTCCTGCTCGGGGATCATGCGGCGCTCCTGGGGGTGAGCGGGTGGACGAGGCGGACCTCGCGGGGGTGGAGCTGGCGCGTGATGATCGCGAGGCCGATTGAGTGGGCGTTGTCGCGGGCGCCGAGCTTGCGGTGGGTGGTGGTTCGGATGTTGGTGACGGTGCCTCTGGAGATGCCGAGGGTGTGGGCGATGTAGGCGGTGGTGTGGCCGTTGGCGGTGAGGCGGAGGACCTGAAGTTCGCGCTCGTTCAGAAGTTCGCCGGGCTCGGCGTTCGGGGTGCTGGGCGGTCGGGTCACGGCTGCGGCTCCTCGGCGATGGGCTGGCATCGGTGGCAGCCGTTGTGCATAACGCAGGCCATCGACGTGTTGCAGCCCTGCATCGGGTGGATGCGGCGCATCGAGTGGCGGGCGAGCATGCCCTCCAGCTCGTCGGCGGTGCGGCGGTCGAGGACGATCTCGTCGCGGTCCGGGCCGAGGCTGAACGTACGGAGGGCGCCGAGCTGCAGGCTGATGGCGACGCGTCCGTCGGGCAAGTCGGTGACGGTGATGAAGGTCGGCTCGGACGGCGGGCGCTTCACGGCTGCGGCTCCTCGGGGGCGGCGAGTGCGCGGAGCAGGTCAGACAAGCGGAGCGCGTCGTCGATGGTCAGGTGGAGGAGCCCGGTGAGGCCGCGTCGGTTGTCGAGGGCGAGGCCTATGCAGCCAGCGCGCTGGTGGCCACTCCAGGTGCCGCAGGTCCGGCGGCCGTCGATGACGACAGGGGTGTTCTCTCCGCCCCAGCGGCGGACTCCAACGAGCCAGAGGTCGGGCAGGGCCTGGATGTCGTTCATGTGGTGCCTCCGGGGCGGGGGGTGCGGCGGGTGCCGTGGCAGCAGGCGATGAGGGTGAGGGCGGAACCGGCGCCGAGGATGGCGCCGGCCACGAGCAGCAGGTGCGCGGTCGTCACTCGGCGGCCCTGATCTGGGCGATCCGGTCGAGCGCGGCCTGCACAGTGAGGCCGTTTACCGTGACGTGCCGGGCCGCCTCCTGTGCGAGCTTCAGCGCGGTGTCGAGGTCGTGCCGGTGATTGGCCGTCCACTCGTCGCGGGCGGCGTGGTAGGCGTCCCACTCGGTGTCGTTCTCGGGTTCGCGGCTGCCGGGCTTGCCGGGCGGCCACTCGGGGCCCCAGGACCACTGGCCATCGGCGCCGAGCGACTGGTGGTGCCGGGTGACGGCCCACAGGTCGCGACCGCGGTACTCAACGGCGATCTCGAAGACGTGGGCGTCGGGGCTGGAGTCCTCGGGCATGCAGTTGACGGTGTAACGGGTGGCCTGCACCCGCGGCTCCAGGACGGTCACTGCTGGCCGCCGTCCTGGCCGAGCACCGCACGGGCGAGGTCGATGGGCTCCCACAGCGCGGCCAGGTGTTGGACCATGCTGGTCAACCACTTGCGGATGGCCGGCTCGTCAGCCTCGGTGACGCGGATGCTGTAGGACATGCAGCAGCTCTTGCGCGGCATGATGAAGAACAGCTCCAACTTCTCGCGGCCGTCCCATTCGTGGTGGCCGGGCTTGCGCCAGTCCCAGCGGTAGAGGTGGTTGAGGTCGGCATCGAGGTGGGGGGCGATCTCGGTGGCGAACTCGCTCCAGTCCTCGCACTCGTTGGTGTAGCCCTCTGCTCCGTAGTACGGGTGGTCGATCTCCCACAGGTGCTGGGCTGCGTTGGCGAGCAGGTCGGCGGGCTGGTCGGGCACGGGCGCTCCTCGGGTGGGTGGGGCCGCCGCCCGGGGTGGGCGGCGGCGGGACGGGATGTCAGGCAGCGGCGAGCGCAGGCTGGCGGGCGGTGATGCCGGTGGCTTCGGCGATCAGCACCGTGGCGAGGGGCGGGGGGACGGCGTTGCCGATGGCGAGGTACTGCTGTCCGGCGGTGCCGTGCCACTGGAGGCCGGGGCGGAAGCCCTGCAGCGCGGCACAGTCGGCAACCGTGGGCCGCCAGCCGCGGGGGCCGGGGACGCACAGGGCCGGGTCGCGGTCGGCGGTGTTGCGCATCGCCCGTCGGCTGCCGTTGCCGAACGGCTCGGCCCCGCCGGTGGAGGTGCCGCCGCCGGTGACGGTGGGGGACGGGCGCCGGGTGTATCCCCAGCCGACGGTGTCGCGCATGGCGGTGAGCGGCAGCTGTCCGGGCCCGCCGTGCGTCGTGGCGGGAAGGGCCACGGGCCGGGCCTGGGAGGCGATGAGGACGGCGCGCTTGCGGTGCTGGCCGAGCCCGTACGAGGCGGCGTCCACGATGCCGGTGGCGGTCCGGTAGCCCCAGTCCTGCAGCAGGTCGGCGTACAGCTCCCACAGGGGCAGGACGGCGGGTACCTGTTCCATGAGGATCCACTCCGGGCGGAGGTCGTGGTACCAGCGCATGGGTTCGGCGGTGAGGGCGGAGCGTTCGTCGCGGCAGGCGGCGCGCAGGGCCTGGCGGGTGTCGTGGCCGCGGGCGTAGTCGCGGATCGCTCCGGCTACGTACGGGGCGTCGTGGGTGCCGGCGCCGTTACCGGACTTGGAGAAGCTGGGGCAGGGCGGCGACATGATCACCCCGGTGGTGCCGCGGTGGTCGGCGGTGTCGAGGGTGGTGATGTCGGCGTGGATGGTGGCGTGTCCGGCTGCGGTGCGGGTGGTGCAGGCGGAGGCCGAGTAGTCGATGCCGGTCTCGGTGAGGCCGAGCACCTGGGCGCCTTCGGCCCAGCCGATGCCGGCGAAGCCTCCGAGGATGGTGGTCACGGTGGTCCTCAGCTGGTCGGGGTGCGGGCGGCGAGGAGGTATCGCGCGGCAAGGCGCTTGGCGGCGTCGCAGGCCTTGGTCATCTCGGTGAGCTCGGCGCGGAGGCGGGTGTTCTCGGCGTCGCGGGCGGCCAGCTGCTGGCGCGTCTCCCGCAGGTCGGCCTCGGCGTGCAGCCAGCGCATCAGCGTTGGTCGCAGGGCGTCCATCGCGGCGCGGGCCTGCCGGTGGTGGTCGGCATCGGGATGGTCCTGCGCGAGCTGGTGCAGGGCGCTGAGGACCTCGTACTGGCGGAGCTGGCGGATCTCGGTGGGCTCACCGCACGTCCAGCAGGATGGGCCGACGCACAGGTGCGGCGGGGTGGCGGTCACCGGTCACCCCCGGCGGCGCAGGTGTGCCCCCGGCCCGCGCAGTTGCAGCCGTCGCACTGCTCGCACAACTCGGCGTGGCAGTGGGAGCAGTGCGCGCCGATGCAGGGGCTGTCGTGGTCGCAGGAGTAGGTGTCCATGGCGGGTCTCCGTGGTGGGTGTGGCGGGGCTGTGCGGGGCGGCCGGTGGGGGCGTCAGCAGCGCTGGCAGGTGACGTCCTCGGTGGTCGGGATCAGGAAGTGGAGGCGGCGGGCCGCGGACTCGCTCGCGCAGCAGGCGGGCAGGTGGGTGCGGAGGCGCTTCGAGTAGCTGCCCTTGCGGTGCACGGTGCCGGTGTGGGTGCGGAGGTTCGCGGGCTGGTCGTCGGCCTGGGCGCGGTGGGTTTCGATCTCCTGCGCGGTGGCCGGTCGCACCGTCACGCGTCGGCCGTCGGGGTAGGTGATGGCGTAGGTGCTGCCGGAGCCGTACAACTCGGTGCCGTCATCGTGGCCAGCGCTCATGACGGCCTGGACCTCGTCGAGGGCGGCGCGGGTGGCGATGAGGGTGGTGGTGCCGTTCTCGGTGCGGATGTGGGTGAGGTCCATCGGTTCCTCCAGCTCACAGGTGGTTGACCACCTCTAGATAAGCACACGCTGGACAGGTGGTCAACCACCCTGCGAAGATCTGGTCATGGCCAACATGCACAAGCACCCCGTCCGCGGACTCCGCGGCATCCCCAGCGACCTCTGGGACGCCTTCGACCAGTCCGCCAAGGGCGTCGGCGCCGACCGCTCCGCCCTGCTCCGCCAGTTCATGGAGTGGCACACCCACCAGCCCGGCGCCGAGCTCCCCGCCCGGCCCGAGCCGCCCAAGGCCTGACCAGCCCCGACCCGTAGCCGCCGGCCGACGCCGTGCGGCTCTTCGTGCTGTCCGGCGACAGTCGGCTGGCGCACGGCGGGTCCTTTCGCGTGGTGGGGCTGTGCGGGCGCGTGGCGGCCTCGCGGGCGGGCGGTGACCGACGGGTCCGGTCCGGTACTGCGGGGCCGTCAGACGGGCGCCTGCGGGCCGCCGGGGGCGGGTTGCGGGTTGAGCACGGCGCGGATCTCGTCGAGGAGGTTGCGGGTCTGCGGTCCGATGCAGTGGTCGGTCCACTGCTCGACGACGTCGAGGGCGGCGTCGAGGCGGCCCTCGGCGCGGTGGGCGCGCTGGTTCTCCTCGACGGCCCGGGCGGTGAGGCGCTGGACCTCGGATCGCTTCCGGTCGAGGACGGGCCACACGACCGCGAGCATCGCGTCGACCAGGCCGAGGCGCTCGGCGCGGGGCTTGGTGGCGTCGTCGACGATGGCGGTGACGACGGCGCCGCGGAGCTCCTTGTCGGCCACCGTGCGGGCCTGGATGGCGTCGAGATCGAGGGGCGCGGCGGGCTGGGTCATCACGACTCCTGGTCGTCGGGCACGTGGTTGGTGAGCGTCGGGTAGAGGTCCGAGAAGGTGAGGCAGGCGTCCACGACGGTGATGAGGGCCTGCCGGTCACCGGGGTACTCCAGGTCGTGGTGGCGCATGCCCTGCACCCAGCCCATGACGGAGGCCTCCTTGACCAGCAGGCGCTCGCGCTCGGTGAGGCCCATGAGGATCTCGGCGACGGCGTCGAGGCGGGCGGTCTCCCGTTGGGCGAAGTAGGCGACCAGGGCATCGGGCAGGTCGGCCTGGGGCTGGGTCATCGGCTGGTCTCCTCGGTGGCAGTGGGCGTGCGGCGGTTGCGGTGGAAGTCGCGGAGCCTGTCGTAGGCCTCGTCGAACGCCGCGATCTGGTCCGGTCCGGCACCGGGGCGGTACAGGGCGGCGCGAGCGGCGGTGATGTCGTCGCGGATGACGGTCTCGGCGGCGGGCTGGGGCTGGGTCATGGGTTCTCCTGGGCGCGGGTCGGGGCGGGTCCGGTCAGGCGGCGGGCTGGACGGTGTAGGTGCCGTCGGGCTGGCGGGTGATGGTGTCGCCGAACTTGGCCAGGGCCCGGGGGAGGCCGTCGTGTTCGAGGATCGTGAGGCCGTCGACCTCGACCCGGTTGGTGAACGGGTCGGCGACGAAGTGGAGCTTCGACGGGCCGATGAGTTCCCACAGTTCGCCGAGGTTGGCCGGGCCGACGGTCCACTCGGTGCGGTTGGTGTCGGCGCACAGGGTGCACGGCGTGTGACCAGCGGTGTCGGTGGCCTGGAGGACGGCGCCGCCGTGGTTGAGGCGGGCGGTGTCGAGGGCGGGGCAGGCGGCGTCGGAGTGGTAGCGGGTGGTGCCGCGGATGACGAAGGCGGTGGTCAGGTCGGGCTGGCCCATGACTCAGACCCCCTGCGCGGCGGGATGCTCGGCCTTGGCCAGGTCGTACTCGGCGATGCCCCGGACGATCGCGTGGCAGGCCCACAGGAATTCCCACGACCAGTCATCGAACGACTGCTCCCAGGCAAGCGGGTACCGGAGGGTGTGGCCGGCGTGGTTGAAGTTCTCCGCGGCGTGCCGCGCGAACTCCTCGAACTCCAGCGAGTACTCCTCGTTGTCGAGGATCTGCTCCCGGACGGCCTCGATAAGGCCGGGGTGGCGGGTCTCGCCGGACGCGGCCCAGCTGGTGAGCCAGTCGCGGAACCTGGCCTCCGACCACGCCTTGGCCTGGCCGGCGACCACCTTCTCCTGCCAGTGGCCGGGGTTGATGCCGTAGTGGCTGGTGCCGCGGAACATGTCGAACAGGTCCTGCGTCGGGTGGAGGGCGAAGACGAAGTTCGGGCCGTCGCCGCGGATGGTGAGGCCGTTGGGCCAGGTGATGAGGTCGTAGCGGTAGAGGCCGCCGTACTGCGGGTTGACGTACCGCAGGTGCCGGTAGAGGCCGTCGTCGTGGAGGACGGTGAGCCGGTGTCCGGCGGTCTCGCTGGCGAAGCGGGCGGCGATCTGCTGTTCGACGGTGAGCTTGGGCTCGGGCTGGTCGGTCATGTCGGTCTCCGGGTTCAGGCGGCGGGGTGGGTGGCGGATGCGGCGGTGAGGATGTCGGTCCGGATCCGGCGGAGGTCGGCGAGGGCGTCGAGCCACCACTGCCGGAGTTCCGCGTCGTCGGGGTCGGCGTTGAAGGCCGCCCCGCATTCGGCAGCCCACTCCTCGGCCTGGACAAGCGCGGACTCGGTCACGGTGGCCTCCTCAGGCAGCGGGGCGGGTGTAGGTGGCGAAGAACTTGCGGCGCCCCAGGTAGCTGGTCGCGCCGTGGTCATACGGCCGGGTGATACCGATCCGGTTGCCGTCGACGACGGTGATTCGGACGGACCCGCCGAACGGGATCTTGCGCGTCCAGGTTTGGCCGGGGTAGATGCCATCGGGGTCGGTCATCGAAGCTCTCCAGGTGGTCAAAGGAGGTGGGCGGGGGCGCGGACGGTCACCATCCGCGGCGGTAGCTGAACGGGCACCTCAGGTACTGGTGCGGGGGCCAGACGCTGGCGGCTGCACGACCGGATGGCCGGCTCGGCGTGGGGCTCGTACACGGCATCCAGCTCGGCGGCCGTGACCTCGATGGCCTGGTCGTACGGGGTGCCGTCGATGTGGACGAAGTACTGGTTGCCCCAGTGCCGGGAGGGGAGCCCGGTGACGGTGCCGACCTGGCCGGTCGCGGTGACGCATACGCGGGTCTGGGTGTGGTGGACGATTGGCTCCTCGCCGCGTTTGGCGAAGGCGCGGACGAGGCCGTCTCGCAGTTTCTGCACGAAGGCGTCGCCTTGACTGGCGTGGGGCTCGCAGTAGTTGCGGAGCTTCTCGCGACTGGTACCTCGGCTGATCCACCGTGTGGTGGTGGCGTCGGCCTGGCAGTGGATCATCTCGTCGAGCTCCTCGCCGCCGTGGGGGCTCGGCTTGTAGGTGAGGGCGACGTTCTCGCAGAGTTGGACGGCGGTCACTGCGGGCTCCTCAGGTATCGAGGCGGCTGGGGGTCAGTGGTAGACGTAGCCGCGCCAAGCGGCCTCTTCCTCGACGACCTGCTGCGCCCACTCGTCACGGCAGTCGTTGCACGCGAGGTCGCCATCCGGGCCGGGCTCAAGGTCCACGGCGTCGAGGTGGGAGCAGCCGTCGAGCATGTCGCCGGCGATGAGGTGGATCAGGTCGATGGCGGTGGTGTGCATTGGGGCTCCTCAGGCGGCGAGGGTGAGGCGCAGCGCGGCGGCCTTGAACGCCGGCTTGCGGGGCCGGCAGGCCATGGCGATCACGGCGACCTGCGCGGGGGTGAAGCGGCGGGTGGTGCGCATTCGGCGGCCGGCGTGGACGCGGTGCTCGCTGCCGGTGATGCCGAGCTTGGCGGCGGTCTTGCGGAGGGTTCCGGCCATGCTGCGGGCGGCGGCAGGGCGGAGGCCCTGGGCGATGCCGTGGGTGGTGAGGGAGGCCTCACTGCGGCGGCGGATGGAGGCGGCGGCGCGGGTGGTGCGGGCCCGGTCGCGGAGGGTCTGGCGGGCGGTGCGGGTGCGGGCGTTCATCGGGATCCCCCAGTGACCAAGTAGCGCTACCTTGTTGCGCTGTCTGGTATCCACCATAGCCGCCGTAATCGAGAAGCGCAACCATGTAGCGGTCCCAAGATGCGCTCCTACCCAGCGAACCCAACCCGCGATACCCTTACAACCATGACCACCACAACCGACGACCCCATCACCACAGCCGCCGCCCGCTACAAGCGCGACGAAGCCAAGGCCAAGCAATCCCGCACAGCACTCACCGACCTCGTCCTCGCCGCCCTCCGCGAACCCGACGCCAAACCAGCCGAGATCGCCCGCCGCGCCGACTGGACGCCGGCCTACGTTCGCAAGCTGGCCCGCGACAACGGCATCGAAGCCGACGCCGCCTACAAGGCCCGCACCGAAAAGGCCCGCGCCAGGCTGATCGCGGAGGCCACCACCGAGAACTGACCCGCCACACCCCGCCAGCCGCCCGGCACCACCGCCGCGCGGCCCTTCTGCATGCCCGCACACTTCTTCCCGGGCCCGGGAAGAAGCCAGGCCACACCCACCGCGCCCCCTCACCGCTGCGCCCCGAAGTCGTCCACACGGATCCCCGCAGCCGCAGCACGCCGCATGCAATCCCGAGTCCCCACCGACCGGCCCAACGGGAACGCCACACACACCGCAGCACCCCGATCAACCATCACCTGGTTCCGCCGCGGACCAGCAGACCGGCCGAACCGCGCCCAATCCGCGGGCCACCGTTCCTCCCGAACGCCACGTCCGAGCCGAACCCTCGCCCATGCCGCAGCCATCGAATCCACGCCCGTCGGACAAGCCCCGTGAACGACAACCAGCCCCGAATAGTCGAACTCCTCGGCCACAAGATCTAGGCCCGTTATCACCGCAGAACGGTCAGACCACGACCGCGAGCCCGTCACCAAGACCCGAGCGCTCACAACCGCACCCCCACGGCGCCGCACCTGTTGCACGAGAACCCCGCAGGGGGGACCCCATGACACGTCCCGCAAACAGGCGCAGCACCCTCACCCTGCGCCAGCAACACCAGCTCAGGCGCCCAGCCCAACCACACCAGCAAGTTCGCCAGCAGGTGCGCGTCCGGAGCGCCGCCCTTCGCCATCCTGGTGAACGCCGACGGTGTCGCGCCCACCGCCCGAGCAAGCCCCGACCGCGACCACCCAAGCTCCGCACACCGCGCATCCACTACCGCCAGCAGGCGAGCAGGATCCAAGCGGAAGACGACGCTCATTCCTGGCCCTCCGCATCCCAACGCTCCAACATGCGCTCGAACACGTCATCGGGCGCCGACGGCAAACCCCACACCAGGCCCCACCGCATCCGGCGCCCCACCAGACCCGCCTTCGCCGGCACCACACACCGACCCCGCCGCCGGTGCCGATCGAAAGACGTCCGCGAACTGAACGTCAGGTGACACCCCCCGCAGTGAGACCGCGTGTCGCCCGTCCACCACGCCCCACACCCATGCCGGATCGCCGATTTCGGAACCCGCACCTCGGCGCCACTCACTGGATACCCCTTCCCGCTGTTGCTGACTGAGTAAGAACGGCCCCACAGGCCGACCCCGGCCCATCGGCCCAACCCGACCCCGGGAGGCCGTCAGATCCGCGCCTGGGGAGGCGAAGGTCGTGTGGAGGCTGGATCTGCCACCCCTGCGCCCGCAGCTCGACGACCGCGAGTTCGGCCTGCCGCCGGGGCGGTGCGTACGGGTTGTCTTCGATGACGGCCCGGATGACTGCGGCGACTGCGGCTGGTATCGGTTCGCGCATCACGCAGTCCGTCGTTGCGCGTGGTGGGCTTTGGCGTCATCGACGCGGCTCGGGTGCGGGCTGTTGCGCCGGCTCCATCGGGCGGCGCCGTCGCGGGGTGCTCGGGTGTGGCGCCGGCACTGTTCACCGGCCGGGGCCTGGCACCACCGGCAGGGCACGCCGAGGAGGTCGACCTGGCCGTCTCGGCGTGCGCGTTCGCGGGCCGCCCGCATGGGCAGGGCCGATTCCAGCAGCCGGCGGGCGTCGTCGGGTATCGCGCCGACGCCGGTGATGGCGGCTTCGATGTCGGGGTGTGGGCCGCCGTCGGTGATGGCGACGAGTTCGGGCCGCGCGTTGCCGTCGGCGATGGCGGCGAGTTGGGCGCGCCGGTTGCGGGCGTATTCGGTGCCGGTCTCGTCGCGGCCGTCGGCGGGGTAGGCGAGGACGCCGTGGGGGATGCGCTGGTGGCGGATGGCGGCTCGCAGGGTGACGACGTTGTGGGGCTGGATCCAGCGTTGGCGGTCGTCGCCGGGCCGGCCGTAGAACTCGGCGACGGCCTGGAGCGCGTCTTGGTCGAGCGGCACGTCTCGGAGGGCGGCGGCCCAGGCGCGGGCGTCGGTTTCGCCGACGGTGCGGCGGTCGTAGGCGGCGATGTGGCCGAGGAGGGCGGCGGCTTGGGCGGGGGTCATTGGGGGTTCTCCTCTGCGGCGAGGCGGGCGGCGAGGTCGAATGCTGAGGCGACGCGCTGGTCGGCGGTGGAGGGCCGGTAGCCGTCGGTGCCGGTGGCGGCGAGGGGGATCACGTTGGCGTTCATGACCTGGTTGACGACCGAGGGCAGCGTCGAGGGGTGGAGGCCCTTGGCGGTCCACAGGGCGAGGCCCCGGCGGATGTGGTCGCTGGCGATGCCTTCGTCGAGCATCTGCTTGAGGTGCTTGGAGGTCTGGCCGATGACGGCGCCGGGGGGCCGGTTGGGCACGTGGTCGAGCCATTCGGCGACGAGGGTCTGTGCGGTGATCGGGTCGTGCGGCGCGACTGCGCCCGCCGTAGGCGGAACGTGGCTGGGGTAGGGGACAGGGGTAGGGGCAGGGGATAGTGCGCGCGACGCCTGTGTGCGCGTCGTCTGCGCGTGCGCACGCGTAGAGCCTCTCCGATCCCCTTCGCCAGGCCCCTCCGAAGGGGGTTCGGCAGGGGCCTGCGAAGGGGGGTCGGTGTCCCCGTCGGGAACGGGCTTCAAGGCGCGTGCCGGGGGGTTCGGCAGGGGCTCGCGGAAGGCCCTGCGAAGCGTGTCGATGTGCTGCCCGACTTCCTGACGGATCGACAGCGGTCGGCTGCCCGGGTCATCACTCAACTCATCGAGCGGGATCCGGTCCATCTCCTCCAGCAGAGCCCGGCGCAGGCGCCGCGACGAGATCTCCAGCGCTCCGGACACGGCGGCACCCATCACCTTGGGCTGCTTCCACACGCCGTCGTTGCGGATGAATGACCGGATCAGCAACTCCTCCGTGTCGTCATCGACGACCACGAAACGGGCCGCGTCGAGCTCGGCGAGGGTCTTCTCCAGGCCCGCAGGCGTGAGGCCGCGGGCCTTGCGGGCCCACCGCTTGAGGGTGAGGGGGAGCAGTCCGGCGTGGTTGAGGTTGGGCTGGGAGATGAGGAACGCGTAGGTGCCCTGCTGCTCCCGGTCGAGGGAGAGGAAGTCGGCGTCCTCCCAGATGCTAGAGAGGACACGTCCGTGACCTCGTGCCATGCCGGTGCTCCTTGCGTTGGGGGGTGATCAGTTGGAGTTGAGAGCTGCGGCTGCGGCGATGGTCAAGACCCACAGCCCGAGCCACGCGCCGATCCAGATCCGACACCACATCGGGGCGTCACCCGTTGCGGTGATGTAGGCCAGTGGCGGGACCTGGATGAGTACGCCAAGGACGGAGGCGGCGGGCGACTGCTTGGCCATGGAGGGCTCCTAGACGGTTGAGTTGGTGGCGCGTTCGCGGCGACGGAGTTTGCGGCCGGCCGCGGCGACGGCGACGGCGTCCCGGCACGGTTGGCAGGTGGGCGTGCCGAGGACGGTGTGGTCGTAGTAGCCGCCCGGCGTCCCGCACCTTCCGGTCCAGTCCGGCAGGGCGGCCGGGTTGTCGATGTCGTCGTCGTCCCACGCGGCCGCCGGAGCCCACCTGGACGCGGTGGCTGCGTTGGCCGCGGCCCGGATGTCTTGCGGTCGGGCTCCGTGTGCGGCGGGCTGTTGGTCCCAGTACAGGTCGTACAGGTGGCGGATCGCGGCGGCCCGCCACGCGGTGATGCTCAGTACGCGCTCGTGGAGGATGTCGAAGTACAGGCGGGCGTCGGCCTGTTCGCGGCTCATGCCCGCGGTGGCGATGAGAGTGCGCAGCGGCCAGCCGGCGCAGCGCAGGGCCTGCAAGCGGCGGCGGCTGCCGACCGCGTCGACGAGGGCCTTGCCGTCGGCGGCCAGCCCGCCGACGGGAAGCGGCACGGAGATGATCGCGCGGGCGGTGGCGGGAGAGAGCCCCCGGGTGGGGGGCCTCCCGGCGGCTCCGACGAGGAGGCCGCGGATGACGGCGCGTGTGACACCGGCGGCGTGTGCGCTCTGGTCCCAGGTGTAGCCGGTGGCGGTGAGGGCCTGGACGTGGCGGCGGGCGGGTTCTGCGGGGACGCGCTGTTGCCACCTGCCGTAGGCGATCTGCCGGTCGCGAGCGGTCTTGTAGGCGGCCATGGCGTGTCGGCAGGGGAGGCAGCGGCAGCCGTGGTGGACGTAGGTGGAGCGGCCGTGGCGGCCGCCAGTGGGGGCGGTGCGGGTGGGGCTGGTCACTGGCGGGCCTCCGTGCGGCGTGGTGCGGGTCGGTCGAGGGCGGGGCTGGTCTAGAAGGGGGGTTCTGACACGGCGGATGGCGGGGTGCCCCAGCCGGACTGGGCGGGCTGGCCGGAGGACCACGGGTCGTTGTTCTGCTGCCGCTGCTGGCCGCCGCTGTTGTTGGCGCGCTGGGCGCGGGTGACCTTCGCGGTCGCGGAGCGCAGGCTCGGGCCGACCTCGTCGACCTCGACCTCGAAGACGGTGCGCTTCTGCCCGTCCTTCTCGTACGAGCGCTGCTGGAGCCGGCCCTGCACGATCACGCGCATTCCCTTGGAGAGGGACTCGGCGCAGTGCTCGGCAGCCTGCCGCCAGACGTTGCACGTGAGGAAGAGGCTCTCGCCGTCCTTCCACTCGTTCGTCTGACGGTCGAAGGTGCGGGGGGTGGACGCGATGCGGAACTTTGCGACCGCCGCACCCGACGGGGTGAAGCGCAGCTCGGGGTCGTCGACGAGATTGCCGACGAGGGTGATCACGGTGTCACCGGCCATGAGATTCCTCAGGAGTGATGAGGGCCCGCTCGGCGCAGACCTTGTGTGCGGGCCGACGTTCGCCGTCCCGGAGGTTGGTGGGCTTCCCGCAATGCCTGCACGGGCTGGCCTGGGTCGCCCAGTGGGAGCGGTCGCCCCAGGCCAGGACCGTCATGCCGCGACCGCGGTCTTACGGCGCGTGTCGTAGATGGCGCGACGCTCGGCAGGAGTGGTAGCGCCCCAGATGCCGTACCTGTACTTGGCGGCGCTGCTTCCCTCGCGGAGGAGCGCTTCCTCGCGGCACGCGTCCTTGATCGGGCACCTGTGACACTCGCGCTTGGCTTCCTCGGCCAAGGCCAGGCCTACACCGCTGGACGAGTTGGGGAAGAACAGCTCGGGGTCTTCCTGGCAGGGGAATTGAGGGCCGTCGGTGGTCATCGGCGGGCCTCCTTCTTGAGGAGCTGCTCGATGTCCCGAAGCCCGCGGCGCCGGTCCTGCCGCGTCCGCCACCGGTCGCTGGTTACGGCGGAGAACACGATGGCTGCGGCGAAGAGGAACATCACCCAGAACAGGACGCCGCTGACGATCAGGAACTCAGTCACCGCGCACCCCCTCCGGCCATACGCTCTTCGTGAGCGCGGCCCGGTTCGCGGCCGGCATCGGCACGACCGGGTAGCCGAGGTAGTCCAGGCCCGCGGCCATGAGGACCACGGCGTCGGCCTGGTTGTCGTCACCGCCGGTCGACCAGTCCGGCCAGCGGCGGGCCACGGCGTCGACCACGGCGGACTTGGTGGCGCTGCCCTTCCCGGTGGCGTACATCATGCGCTGCGACGGGCTCATCAGGGCGACAGGAATGTCCCGCACGGTGAGGCCGCGGTACACCTCCCACCACAGCCATGCCCGTTCGTGGCCGCCGCCGCCGAGGGACCGCAGGGAGGGGCTCTCCAGGACGACGAGGCCCGGCCGGCCGACGGCGAGGATGATGTCGCCGAGAAGTGCGAGGAGGGAGCGGAGGCGCTGTTCGTGCGGCTGGGTGGTGATGCTGTCGCTCTTGTGTCGGGGCTTGTAGCCGACGGTGTCGCACCAGCCGGTGGAGGAGGCGATGCCGGTGGCGGTGAGGCTGGTGTCGAGGCCGATGACCACGGGTGCAGCGGCGGGCATCAGGCCGGGATCGGTGGGGAGAGTGGAGAGGTCAGTCATTGCGGGCGCTCCAGGCGGTGTACGAGAGGACGATGAGGGCGACAGCGACGGCGACCAGGACCAGGACAGCGAGACCGGTCCACGCCTGGTTACTGGTGATGTGCTCGACGAGCCGATGGGTCACGAGGCGACGGCGGCGGGGACGGTCTGCCAGTCCCGGGCCTCGGACGCGAGCTGGTATGCGTCGATGCGGTCCTGCAACTGGCGGATGATCTTGTCACGCTGGCGGAGGTCCCGCCGGAGCCGCTCCACCTCGGGCGTCGGGGCGGCTGGCTGAACGGCCCGGTCGGCGAGCGCGTCGGCCCGGTCGACGAGGCGCCGCAGCCTGGCGATCTCTCGCCGGTACCGTGCGCAGCCGCGCAGCGCCCGGCCGAGACGCTCCGCCTGCCCGACAGCCTCCGACGACCAGTTGCCTTCCCGGATCACGAGGGTGGCGTTCTCGATCCGGGCGACGGTCAGCTGCTTGGCGTGGGCGACCCTGTCGTCACTGATCCGCTCGGCGAGCGCGAAGTGCTGCCGGCTCTCCGCCGTGGTGGCGCCGAGGGCGAGGTTGAGCTGGCGAACCCGATCCTCCAACCAGGCGTTGCGCTCGCGCAGTTCGGCGTTCTGGCGGCGGGTTCTACCGAGCATGGGGGCCTCCCTGGAGGATCTGGTCGGGGGCGAGCAGGTTGAGGGCGCAGGCGATGCCGACCGCGTGGGTGACGTTCACCGCGTTGAGGGCCTCGAAGATGGACCGCAGGTAGGTGCGGACGGTGTGCACGCTGATACCGAGCGAGGTGGCGATTTGACCGGGCTGCTCACCTCGGGCGTGGGCCAGGAGAACCGCGGTCTGCTGGTCGGTCAGGTGCGGCGCCGTCTGGATTCGGGGGCCGGTCACGACGCCACCCCCGCCGGCAAAGGGAGCAGCGGCCACGACCTGTCGATGACCTTGTCCGGCGCTCCGCCCTGTTCCGGCGTGGCTTTGGTCCGGAACCACTCCTGCAACCCGGCCTGCTGTTCTGCCCGCCACGCCTGCTGCGCCCCGTAGAGCCCGGCGGTACCGAGCGCGGAGAGCCACGGGAACTGCTGGAACTGGGCCTCGGCGATGCTGAGCGCGGCGACGGCGTCTGCGTCGGCCGTGTGCCAGCCGGTGACCTCGATGCCGTAGACGTCGGCGGTGGGCTGGAGCTTCCGCCTGCCGGAGCCCTTTCGGTACCGGTCTACGTGCTTGTCGATGACGTGCGGGTCGACCAGTGCGGGCCACTCTGTGGTGAGCCGTTCGCCCATCGGGGCCAGGCCGTTGCGCCGCAGGTCGCGGTCCAGCACGGTCCAGTCGAACGACAGGTTGAACGCGATGACGGGCATGCCGTAGTTGAGGGCGGCCGCGAGTCTGTCGGCGATCTCCTCCAGCGCGACCTTCGGGTCCTGCCCTTCGGCCTCCGCCTTCTCGGTGGTGATGCCGTGGATGGCGGTGGCCTCGTCGGGGATCGGCACGCCGGGGCTGATGAGCCAGTTGTAGGTCTGGTCTGCGCGTCCGCCGCCGCGTACGACGAGGGCTGTGGTGACGATGCGTGCTTCCTGCGGGTCGGGGCCGGTGGTTTCGGTGTCGAAGCCAGCACGGCGGATCTTGTTGAGGTGCACGGGGTCCTCCTCTCGGAGTGGTGGATGATGGGCGGTGCGGGGCCGATCCCGATTCGGGCGAGATCGGCCTCGACCGGACTAGAACGGAACGTGCGCAGCGGCTTCCTGCCGGAACCGCTCCCGGCGGGCTGACGGGCGCGACCACGCGTCACGCGGGGACAGCGGACCACCGAGGCTGTGAATGTGATCGTCGACCGCCAAGTCGACGTTCAGACCAGCCTCGTCGAGGTGCTGTGCGAGCCTGCACGCATGGGCGTGGCGTCCCTCGTCATCCGAGAGCAGCGCATCGGCAATGTGACCGACCACGATGCTGCGCCACGAGGCGTCGACGGTGGGAGGCATGGTCATCGGGCACCACCCGGAACCGCCACCGACGGCCACTCCACCGGCTCGGCGTCGACGAACTCGCCCTCCACCGGTTCCTCCTCCGGCGGCATCGGCATTGACACCGACACCGGGATCGAGGCGGCCGGCCGCTCAGCAGCAACCTCGACCTTCGCCCGAAGCTGCTCCCGCATGTACTCCGCCGACGTCGGCACCCACTTCGTCAACCGGTGCGCCGCCGTCTTCAGCCACATCGCCTCCTCGTGCTGCTGCCACGGCGAGTACTGCGAGTCGGAACCCTTCGACATGGCCCTGGCCTTCGCCACCTGCGCCCGGTTCAGGACCACCACCTTCGACGTGGCGCCGTCCTTCATCACCGCGTAGGCGTACACCAGCCGCAACTCGCCGCGGTCCTCCGCATCCCAGTCGATCTCATGGTCCGGGCGCTCGTCCCTTCCCGGCCGGTAGCGAAAGATGTCGCCGAACCGAACCACCTCGACGATGACGGACGACACCGCGCCCGCCCGGTAGATCAGCTCGATCTCGCCCTGATAGCCGCGGATCCCGGCGATCTCCTCCTGCCGGGTCTTCCCGTTGTAGCGGGGCGTCAGGTAGTACTGCTCCGTCCCCGGCTCCAGGCCCAGGCGAGCAGCCTCCATGAGCGCGCCCATCAGAGCCGCGGGGTTGTTCGCGGCAGCCTTCATCAGCTTGTCGTCGCGGCGAAGCACCGAGACCGCGAGGCGGGCGAACGTGTCCGGCTTGACGTGCGACGGCATGACCGTGGCCAGCTCGCCCTTGTACTGCTCGATGATGGCGGCCGGCCCGGTGTCACGGACGGCGATGGCGTTGGAGACGGTCTGGGCGGTCATGCGGCGGTCCTCCGGGTACGTGCGGGGAGAAGCTGGTAGGTGCGACCTGCGCGGACGGTCCGGGTGGCGACGCGGTCACCGAGGACAGTTGCCCGCCGGCCCGTGCCGATGGCGTCCAACAGCTCGCCCTTGCAAGCGGTGACCTCGTCCTCAGCCGCCCAGAAGGCGTCCTGGGCAGCGTGGAACCTGTCGCGAAGCTGCGGGTCGATCTCGACGTCGATGTCCTCCAAGCCCTCCGGCAAGGCCCGGAGAACCTGGTACGTCGCGCTGTGCCCGTCGATCGAGGGTCGCTCGTTCTCCCGCACGGTCCGCATGAACTCGGCGGCTGCGGCGCGCATGGCCAAGGCGTCGGCCGCGTCGTACTCGACGAGGTACTCGCGGTAGTCCGCGCCGGCGATCAGCACCGCCACGTGGCAGCGTCGTACGCCGAGCACGTCGAGATACCAGATGCACTGCGCTCGGTACCAGACCGGGATCTGATCTGTTCCCTCTTCGCCCCATCCCTCGTCGTCGCGGGACGTCTTGGCCTCCAGTAGCTCCAGCTCGCCCGCCGGGCCGCGGAGCAACCGGTCCGGGTTGGCGATCTGCTCCGGCCGCATGGCTGAGCGGAACGTGGGGGAGAGGTCGACACTCCACTCGGGATGAAGTTCGGCGAACTCGGCGCAGATGGTGGGCTCGTGTTTGGTGCCCCACCTCATGACGGGGGTCTCTTCGATGTGCCCGGCGAGCCCTTGCTTGCGGTGCCACAAGGAGAAAGCCGACTCGAACGGGCTGAGGCCCATGACGGCGGCGATCTCGCTGCCGCCGATGCCGTTCGCGCGGGCGGCGTGCCACTCGGGCGAGCCGGGGGCGAACATGCCGATGGCTTCCGGGCCAGCCTCAGGCATTACGGCGGTCACGACTCCCCGCCCGTCCGCTGCCGCGGCAGCCACCCCCGCGAGTCCCGCGCCGAGCACAACCCGGTGCAGCAGTGCGCCATGTGCTCGTACCAGCGACGCAGGAACCAGACCAACATCCCGACTGACAGCACCACGCCGACCGCGACGATCAGCAACTCCCAACGGTCCGCGCTCACGACGCCACCGCCGCACGCCACTTCTCCAACGCGTTCGAGTAAGACGCACTGTCGTCCGTGCACCATTCGCACGGCGCCGTCCGGCCAGTGAGGTGCTCACACAGCAACTGCGTCTCGGCCTCGTCCGCACGGTCCGGGTGCACCTCGGCGGCATACATCAGGATGATCGCGAAAGCGACACCGTCGACCGTGAACGACAGCATCTGTGTCGTCCGGCCCGTCCTTGTGTTGGTCCACGGGTCGTACTTCCTGGCGCCGAGCTTCTCCGCCAGCCTGGCGCCGGCGCCGGCCGGGGCATCCCAGTAGGTGCCCTGCGCCTGCCCGGACGCGGCCAGGATTGACCAGGTGGCGATCGGCAGGTCGTGGTGGGTGGCGAGGAGCTTCGCGAGTGCTCGGGAGACGTGGAGTTGCGGGTGGGGGGTAGAGTCGGCTCTCATGGCCTGCCTCCTTGTTGTGTGGATGGTTGGGCCGTAGGGGTCGCCTTGGAATGGCCTCCAACGGCGGCCCCGGCCGAAAGGTCTAGGCGGCGATGGACTGCCGCGTCGGCGCTTCGGTCGACCGGGCGCTCAGATCGGCGTTCACCCGGGCCATGGCCGGGGCGAGGATCGGCCGGAGCTCGGCGACTACCTCCGCGCTCGGCGGCGGTGCTGCGGCAGCCCGGCGGCGAATCTCAGCCAAAAGCTGCGGGCCCAGCAACCGAAGGTGGTCGGCAGGCGTCATGCGGCTTCCTCCACGTCGTCCAGAAGCTCCGAGACGCTGATGTCGTACGCCCGCGCGATCCGCTGCAGGCGGCCGACACGGGGCTCTCGGGTGCCGCGGAGGTACCGGGAGATGGAGCCCTGATCGAGGCCAGTGCGCTTGGTGATCGTGGCGACGGTCTGGCCTGCGGTGATGCGGGCGAAGTTGCGCTGGAAGGTCGTGCTGCTCAT